TTCCGAGCGGCGTGGAATCCGTGCGGAAACACACGGACTACGTCGCTCACCTGAGCCCGACCGAAGCCTCCACGCCCTTCGGTCGGGCTTTTTGTTTTTCGTTAGGCTCATTTTCAATATGGATTCCATCGACAACGCACTAATCGAAACCCGCCAAAAGCTGCGTGAAGCGCGAATCGCGAACGACAAGCTGCGCGGATCGCTCGCAATCATGGGCGACCAATACAAGGAGCTAGAGCGCGAGAATGCCCGGCTGCGTGCAATCTTCCCGCGCATCCTTGAGGCCCTGCAATCCGGTGCCTGTGCGCCTGATTGCAGTGTCGAGTTTTTTGAGATGATTCCGAATGAAGTGGCGGGCGTCATGCGCAAACTCCGTATGCCTAACGCCAAAGATGAGGGACACGGCTGAGAACGGCCCTCGCAAAAACTCTGAACTATGAAAAACCAAAACACATCGAATTCGCGGCGGCTAGCCGTGCTCCTCTCTATCGCCTTGTTAGGCTCATTCTTCATTTCTGATTTTATGACCACTGGAGAACTAATCATCGACGAAATCATCCGGCAGAAAATGGTGCGAACCGATGCCGAAAATCCGCTTGTGCTCGTGTGGAGCGCCAACGCCGCAGAGCAACTGGAGGGCATCGTGGCCCAAGAAACCGCGGACATCATGCGAAAGTGGGCCAGCGACCGCCGGCTCATGGGCGGCGCGTTCCAACTGCTCAAGGAAGCGGGCAAGATGCCGGGGTCGGAGGAACTCATTGCTGCGGCAGAGAGGGCTTCTTCTGCTTAACGACAAGATCACTCAGCCCGGCCAGTCGGTTCCGCTTGCCGGACGTGGCAGCGACCGGGCTTGAGTGCATCGCATGGTTAGCCTCCTTTTCTCTATGAGCACCGAAATAAAACAGACATGGGAATGCACCGCCCCCTCGCCGGACGCGTGGTCGCTCGGCCAGCGCGTGGGCGACAAACTCACGAATGCGGTGGCCATCGTGCAACGCCTCGAAAGCGGGGAGTGGGATTGGATCGCATACACGCGGGCCGGTAAACGGTGGGGCAAGGAGCCCAGCCGCGACACCGCAATGACCGCCGCCGAGTCCGCCTTGGCTAACGTCCAAGATGAGCCACGAAGGTAGATGGCACGACTTTCTGCGCAGCAGAAATCGTGACAGCTACCGGAGTTGGCTCCATCGCGTTGTTAGGCTCATCCTTCTCACTGAGTTTCATTCGCTCAAAAATGCTCATGACTTTCTGGGTAATGTTTGATCTGGAGGGGCTTCTGACGCTTCGCGCGCGTGCGAAGTCTGAGGAAACCCCAAATCTCTGAGCTTCGAGAACCCACATCGTCCATAACGCTTCGTCGTCACGGGGTTTTTGAGGTTTCGCCGGCTGGACAGCCAACAAATAGGTTTTCGGTTTTCAGCCTAACGCACAAGAGGAGCCGATGCGGGCCAGCGAGCAACGCGATCGGACGGCTCCCGCGCCCGATCTGTGACAAGCAACCGCATTGGCTCCCTCGCATTGTTAGCCTCCGTCTTCTTTTTATGGATACTAAACTCTATCTCTTCCGCGACCTCCGCGACACCGCGCCGCGCTGGCATAGTGTCGGGCCGCATCACGAGCGACTCTCGCTCAACCTCATCGACCTCGTGGGATACGCCGGTAAAAACTGCGCCAACCATCCGCCCTATCACCTCTACAACGCGGGCGGCTACGACACCGACCACGCGCATCTGCCGCTACCGGCCATCGACCAAAGCGTGGAGTATGCAACCGCTGAGGATGCGCGGGCGGCTGGCGAAGCCTACGCTCTCCGCTGGATTGAGGCAGCGGGTAACGCGCCGGTAATCTGGACGGCGAACAAAACAGGCGTGCACTGGCAGGCCAACGCCGACGGCGTCCACATCGGCAACTACTACTACAGCACCGGCCGAAAGCATCGGATGCCGGATGGCACGCTGTGGCACAAAGGCTTTCGCGTCTGGTTCGGCGGAACGTATTACATCATCGACTTCGCGAGCCCGAAGGAAGCCCGCGCCCGCGTGGAGGCCACATGGCGTGAGTGGATGGCGCACGCGAAGTCTCTTCTTCTGGCTAACGCAAAAGTGAGCAATGCCCACGGGAACGAAGCTCAATAACTCTCCGACTCATGAATACTAAAACCGATAATTCGCAGGCAGCGGGGGGCATTGGCTCCACTGCTTCGTTGGGCGCATTCGCCTCTGGAACCGGACTCATGGGAGCCACGGAACCCGGCCAAGAAGTCACCGCCGAGAACGTAGCCGAATTGCCGCCGGGAAGTGTTGTTCGCATCAAGGACGGCGCCCGGTTAATCCACCTGCACGACGGGCTGTGGCTTTGGTGCTGCGACTGCTCGTGGTGCTACGACCGAGTAACGCGCCTCGCTTGGCGGCTGAAAGAAGGTGCTACGCTCTGTCATTTGCCTCTGTCCAACGTAGCAGTCAGCAAGCCGAGCCCCTGAGCAAAATTCGCAAACATGACACACAATCGGCTTTGCTGGAGTGCTTGGTTAGGCCCGATCTTCCTATGATAAAACGAATCCCAACTCCTGACATGCAACGCTGGCCCGTAAATAGCACGCGCTTTCTACTGCCATGCGTCGCCGTGAAAGGCTGGCCCGGCGGGGCGATAAACGTAATCCTCTGCTTTTGGGTGTGGCGCGTGGATTTTCAATACATGCCTAACGCCGGCAGTCAGCGGGCCGAGGCTGGCCGCCCAGCATCCTGAGCGACGAACAATCGGCTTCGCTGGAGTGCCTTGGTAGGCTCCTTTTATTTTTATACCTATGGCTACCGACGAAAAAATCTACGCTGAGCGCATCGCACACGCTAAAATCAGTCTCGATTTCTGGTGGGGGCAGTATGCAAAATATGCCGACGCAAACGCCGAGGAGATGTTTTACCGGGCCAAGCGCCAATTGCGCGAACTGACCGAGTGGCGGGACGCTCGGCGGGCGGTGCCGTGCCTCCCAATTGCCCCATGCTACCTCCCAAGCACCCGCGACGGGGTGTTTCCGTCGCCTAACGACAAGTTCAGCGGTGAGCCGCGCGGCGAATAACTCTATGGACACGATACCTGCAAAACCTCCCGCCGACCAGTTGCCCGCGTTGGCTCCAGCGCCTTGCTAGGCCCGATTTTCTTTTTTCGTTATGAACTGGACACAATGCCCAAAGTGCAAGCGCCGGACATGCACGCCGAGCACGCATGAATGTGAGAAACCGCGTGCCGAGCTAGAGCGCGAGAACGCCCGGCTGCGGGAGCGGTGCGTGAAAATGAACGAAGCCGCCGAGAAACTGGTGGATGCCGTCAACTCGGTCCAAAGCTGGGAAGACACTTGGGTTGGCGAGTGCATCCAGTATATCGACGATCTGCGATATCAGCCTCTGCCTAGCGCGCCGTATCAGCCGCACGGCGGGAGCGTAGCCACCCCGCCTGACCAACCTACCAAATAACCATTTTATGAAACATACATATTCCGTAGAGGCGCTCCATTGCGAGCGGTGGGGCAAATTATTCGGGTCTGAAACCCGAGACTTTTGCGCGGGCTATTTGAGCCACGCTCAATACTGTCACCCCCGGCTGGCGCATCGCATCGTGCGCAGCGATGGAAAGGTCGTGCATGAGATGAAGGCCGATTCCGAAGTGCATATCGGCATGGTCGCGAGCTGGCCCACGCCTGAGCAATACGAAGAGGCCGCAAAGCGAGCCCTCGAACAGGCTGCGCGCATCCGTGAGCAGGCCGCGAAACAGGAAGAGCGTCGGCTCGCGAGGGTTTCATTTCACGCCTAACGTCAAAGTTCAGACAGCCGAGCCCCAGACTCACGATAAACTATGAACGCTTCCGATCAATCTCTGCAACGCCTTGTTGGGCTCCGCTGGTATTGCGGATGCTACGTCGGCGAGCCGAAGTGGCAAAACAGTGAGGACTTCGAACCTGACGAGTGTGGAGCCGAGTTCGACACCCGCGAGCACGACGAGGAATCGTGGGCCGAGGGGATATGCTCCACGACATGCCCGGAGTGCGGAGCGGAGCTAACCCAGAAGCATGACGCTCCGGTTCTTCTGTCCAACGCCGTGGTGAGCAACACCGGGGCGAATACTAAAACATAAACTCAAACACTCTATGCCTACGAATACACAAAACGATACGCCAGCCGGACAGTCCCCGGTGTTGGCTCCAGCACATGGTTCGGCTCCGTCGTCTTTTCCGTATTTCCACTCGGGCAACGAAAAACAGGACGTGGCATGCCTACTGGATATGGCAATCGACATCATCGAAATATGGGACGTGAAGAATAGCCCGTATAACCAAGAGCTGAAACGCTGCTGGATGAAGCGAGCGCAAGAACTAGGGGCGAACATCTCGTGGTGATTCTTTCTCTGCCGAACGTCAAAGTTCAGACATCCGCGCCCGAAAACCAATAAACTCCTGACACCCTATGACCTCGCAAATCGCACTCGACACCCGCAAGCCGGACAGCAAGCGGATTGTTCTGCAACGCCTTGTTAGGCATTCTTCTCCGTCTTCTGTTTTGCCCCGCGCCACGCAAGCCAACCGCTCGCAGTTTATCGACGTATGCGTGTATCGCATGGGCATGTCGCTTTCCGAGGCTCAAGAATACTTCGTCCGCAAAAATCACGAACTCTGGCAAAGGCTCTGTGCCTAACGCCAGCGGTGAGCCGCGCCCCCTCGAAAAACCATGAACACCACGACAGCAGATTTTAGCCTCGAACAACCTGCACCGGACGCAGGCGTGACAAGCGGGGGCGTTGGCTCTAGCGCTTTGTTGGGCTCCGTAACTCTGAGCTGCGAGGACTGCATGGCGCTCATGGCACGCTATCCCGACAAGCACTTCGACCTCGCAATCGTCGATCCGCCCTACGGGATCGGGCGCGACGGCTCGGCACGAACGACAAGTAGCCACGGCGGGCGCAAAGCGCACGAGTTTAAGGGATGGGACGCCGCGCCACCTAATGCTGCATACTTCGCGGAGCTTCGGCGCGTGAGTCGGAACCAAATCATCTGGGGGGCGAACTACTACCCGCAGCACCTAGCGCCAAGCATGGGGTGGATCTTCTGGGACAAGGGCCAGCGTATCTGCAACAGCGACGGCGAACTTGCCTTCAGCTCCTTCGACCGCGCTTTGCGTGTGATAGAAATGAACCGCGTCGAATTGCTGAAAGAAGGCACGATCCACCCGACACAGAAGCCGGTGGCGCTATACCGCTGGCTCCTCGAAAACTACGCCAAGCCAGGCCAGCGCATCCTCGACACGCACCTCGGATCCGGCTCGCACGCGATTGCGTGCCACTACGCGGGGATGCACCTGACCGCGTGCGAAATCGACGCGGACTACTTCGCGGCGGCGCAAGAACGCATCGCCCGCGAAACCCGCCAGACAACCCTGTTTTGATTTCTGTATGCCCAACGTCGAAGATGAGCCGCACGTATGCTTGGCGCAGGGCGTGCGTAAGCACGAACTGTGACAAGCATACGTGTTGGCTCCATCGCTTTGTTAGGCCGGTTTTCTTTTTAATAACGCTACGAATTATGAATAAAATCTATTTAGCTAAAATGCAGTGGTGCGAAGAGGAAGAGCTGATATGCGCAGGAACCAATAAGCGTAAGGTTGCACAAGCTGCGTTGCGCATCCTGAAGGAGGAGCACGGAACTGGTCCGGTATCGCGTGGGCTAGCGATGTGTTCGGTTCCTATCACGATGTCAGACATTGCTATGGTCGAGATTCCGTTAATTCTGCCTAACGCGCCGATCAGGCACGCCGTCTCTGACCCTAAAAAACCATGACCTCTTGCGAAAAACCTGAACAGCTACCGGCGTTGCCTGCATCGACTGGTTGGGCTCCGTCTCCATTTTCTTTCCGCCGCGTGTGGGCTATGCCAAACGCCGACACCTTCACGGTGCCGCCAATGGGTGAAATGGTGAAACGCTACCTCGCGCAAGGTGGCGTGAGCATCGACCCCTTCGCACGCAATAAACGCTGGGCAACGCACACGAACGACCTCAACCCAAAGACGGAAGCGGAGCACCACATGGAGGCCCGCGACTTCATGCGGATGCTCGTAGAACGTGGCGTCGTGGCGGATCTCGTAATTTTTGACCCGCCATATTCGCCGCGCCAAGTGGCCGAGGTGTATTCCGAAATCGGGCTAACGGCCACGATGAAGGACACGCAGACGGCGGGCATGAAAAAGGAATGCCGCGACCTAATCCGCAAACTCTGCAAGCCGGGTTCCGCCGTGCTGTCTTTCGGATGGAACAGCGTCGGCATGGGGCCGGGCTTCGTGACCGAAGAGATTCTGATGGTCTGCCACGGTGGCGACCACAACGACACAATATGCCTCGCGGAGCGGATGACGATCAAGCAGGAGGAACTTTTCTGATTCTGCCCAACAAGGCAAATAACCCGTAGCCGCTGAACATCACGCCCGCTAATGCTCGCCCTAAAGCGCATCCCGTGGCGAAAGCGTCGCGCCAAAGCCCAAGAGTGGGCGCGGCTTTCTCACGCTGCCCGCCTCCGCAACAACGCCGAACGCGGACCTAGCAGCCGGGATGCCTACCTCTTGGCGCTTGAGGAATCACGTGGCATGGTGCTGCGTCATGGCGTGACCTATTCCGCCGCGCACCCAGACGGACAACCGTGGGCGATTCTGCGCAGCAAGGTGGGGCGCACGAACCAAGTTGATCTTCATCTAGGAGAAGACATGGCCTTTACTGGCTCGCTTCGCACCCTTGAGCGTGCCATGAGAAGGGCCAAGCTCTAGCCATGAATCTCATCCTTCCCCCCACGCGCACCGAACCCATTGACTCGGAGAAGGCCATTCTCTGGCGCTCACGTAGCCCGCAGGCGCGGGGACATGCCCGCAAGTATAGCGTGGAACTCTTGGACATTGCCGCGCGCATGGCTATAGAGAAGAACACGACGTATGCCGAGCAAAAGACAGGGGTGAGCCGCTGGTCCATCAAGAAGCATCTGGCCCGCAAGCACAGGGACGGCACGCTCCCCATGCGTAGGCGTCCACGCAAGGACGGGGTGGCCCCGTGCTGCCGGCCAAAGTATGACAAGCGCCAGATTGAGGCCATGCTGAAGGCAGCACTGCGGGAGTATGCCGCGAACCCGTGGAAGACGCTTCCCTCCATTGTCAGGCAGACAGCTAAGGCATACAACTTGCCCGGCGAATACATCTGGTCCCGCGTAATGGCGGGCCATGTCCCACTTCCCACCATATAAGGAAGGCCAGCCTTTATCGGGCTGGCCTTTTGCTTTGGCTCCTTACGCCGCCTTACGCCACGCAAGGAACCGGGCCTTCACGTCCAGTGCCCATTCATTTAGCCGTGGCTTCTTCGGCTTCGGCACGTAGGCGTAGGTCTTCCTTGGGTGCTTCGGCCTCCATCCCGTCCCGCGTCTGCGCTTGTTGTCGCATTGGCGTCGGGACTCACGGTGCTTCTCTGGGTGGCGTTCCCGGTAGGCTTGGCTGTTCTTACGCTGGCGCTCGCGCCTACGCTCGGCCTGTTCTGGGGTCTCGCTCATGGTGTTTAGTTCCGCCAACGTAGCGAAAACGGGAGCCGTAGCTCAAGGGGATTCTCCGCTCTTACGTGGGGTTCACTCGGTCGTTGCCCTAGTTCACGGCAGAGGCAGACATGAAAAGCCCCAAGGCGGGTGAGAAAACCTTGGGGGCTCAACAATCTGGATGGACCATCGCGAGCTAACTCGACAGTCCCACCCATCTAAGGTGGAGATAAGACCACTCGCCTTTTGTCCGCGTCAACAGGTTTCGCTCAGTTGTATGGAGTAAATTCACGGGGCATGGCCTCCGTTGCTCCGGCTGGAAGTTGCCCCACGTTCGTGAATCGCCAGTTGATCTTAGACATCTGCGAGTTATACTCGGCAGCCAAGCTGTTGTAGCTGGCCTTCACTCCAAGCATCTCCGTTTGCCACAAACCCACCTGCTCAAAGACATGGCGGGGCATGTCTCGCCCAACATAGCGCCCCTCCGTATTTGCAAGGCGCTGCTCGTAGAGGGCGATGTCAGCACGCTTCTTATCGAGTTGGGCGCGGGCATCCTTGAACCACTCGTAGCGGCGAAGCAGGGTGCGCGGGTCAATCTGCTCCTCGGCGGTGGACACCACCTTGCCTGCGTAGTCGGCGGCTTTCCCGCCGACATAGAGCATGGTGCAGCCAACGGGAAGTGCCACGCATCCAGCCAAGACCAAGGCGAAAACGGCGGCGGTCTTCACTGAAGCACCTCCAAATTGAGCTTCACGGAACGAACGGGAAGCGGATTATCGGAGACATGGATGATGGCGCTGCTGCCAACGAACTGCTGATGATAACGGCCTTGCACGTCCCACCAATAGAGGTATTCGGAGGAATCGCCGTAAGTGCCGTCATCTTGGAGGACTTCGGATGTAAGGCGGGTAGCGCCGCCGATGTCCACGTCAAAGCCCCTGTCGGAACCTCCGGGGGTATAACCCGCCCAAACTGACTTGGGCGTCAGGCGCTTGCCGCCACTAGTCACCTTGCCCCGAACCGTGGAATAGATGAGGACATCACCGGACAGTGGGCTAATGACGTAGAGATGCTTGATGGAACCAGGAAGATTGTCCGTCTTGAGTCGATCACGGATGTTTCGCTGCTCAATGGTTAGCCCATCGGTGCCGGTTTGGACGACGGTGCTTGCCTTGGTGACGCCGGAGGCAGATTGGGGAGCGACGGGCTGCGGAAGATCGCAACCAGTGAGGAGTAACGAGGTGGCCAGGGCCGGGAATAGGAAGTGTTTCATGGGTTCAGGCGAAGAGTTGGGATGGTGCCGAGACTTGAACGCTGCCGACCTTCTTAAGTGATTGGCCGGAGCGGATTTGCTGCCACACAGGAATTAACATAGCCAACAAGAGGCCGATAATTACGATGACGATCATGGCTTCAAGAAGCGTGAAGCCCTTTGGTTTATTTTGTTTCATGGTTTTGTTTTGGACGGAAAGAAGTGTAGCAGAAACGGGCGGTGATGCGCAAGGAAATCATGCCGCGTCCCCTGTCGATATGTTTGGCTCCGTGGATGGAGCGGCGATCAGGTCGGGGTGGGCTTAATGCTACGTGTGCCTAGGCGAACGGCTCAGTCCTGCCATATCTAGCGAGGTTATTGAGCGCCGCAATCTCCCGTGCTTGCCCGTCGGCTACGGCACAGGCTTCCTTGTGGAGGCGCTGGGATTCTGCTAGCTCCTTAGCCTGCTTAAACACGAGAGCAGCCAGCCGCTCCGTTTCTCTGTGGGATTCGGCTAACTGCTCCTCTAGGAGAGAGGCCCTTTCGTTGGCCTCATTCATCTCTTGTTGGTGCAGTAACACCATAGCCTTGAACATCTCGTTGCACGCTGTAAATTTGTGCTCTAATTCTCGGGCGTGGTCCCGCATGTCGATAGCGATGCAAGACAACTCGGGATGGTCGGTGCTGTCCGTCTGGTGCTTAGCCTCTTCCCAAGCAGCGTTCGTCAGTGGTGTGGGCATGGTGTCGTTCATGGTTACGGTTCGATGATGGATTGAAAGCCCGCGATCATGGAGGTGATGTATGGATACCGGAGTTCTGGTTTCACCGCGTTTACGGGGTATCCCTGCGCCTCAAGTAGGGCATAGTTCCCTGCCTCAAGTCTTTTATGGCCGCGATGGCGCGCTCGGATGTGAGGTCGCCGGATGCCACTAGTTCATCCGCGACGGGGGTTGGTGTGTTCATGGTTTCTATAGCGTGTATTTCCAAGGGTTGTTCTCTCTAAATTCATGGGCTAGTCTAATGAAGACGTTCCTGATCTGTAGGAAGGCTTCGTCCGCATGTCTGTCTCGAAGTTCTTGCGACCAATCGGGGTGCAGTCTGAGCATTTTCTCATCCTGCTCCTCTATGAGGTGGCGGTATTCGGGTTCCACCGGGACTCGCTTGTAGTCCCCGGTGGCGACTATCTCCTCTTGGAGCCGTGAGTAATAGCCGCTCATTTGTAGATTGGTTTCATGGTTAGGAATAGATGAGAGTGCGCTTCTTTTTGGAGGGCGAGAGTTTGTGCCATGCCGAAATTACAGCCCCGGTTTTTCGGCCAATGTTCCGCTTGCTTGGCTCCCCGTCCTTGCGGCAGAGGAGCGGGCCAAGGTAGTTGTGCCACTCAAAGGTGACGCCACGGTAGCGGTAGATGTTGGGGCAGTTGATGTGTGCCCCGCCTCCGTTGAATGGGATGAAGTGTCCGGCCATTGGCTACGCCTCCAAGAGTTTCGCTGCGATGCCGTATGCCCGCACTTGCCCCGCCCGCTCGCGGCAGATGCCATACTTCTCCTGGATGAAGGCATTGTCCTTCCCGTCCTTCATGTCCCCAAGCATCTTCACGATCCGGGGCATGTCTCGCCCGAGCCTGCGGTGGCCGATTTGCTTGGGTTGATAGGGAAAGCGCGGCCCCTTCGGCTTCTCGCCAAGCTGGAGCAGCCGGCGATAGACGTGCTCCGGGCTCTTAAGCCCCATTTCCTTGGCAATAGAGACGCAATCGTGGCCCTCCCTATGCAGGGATACCATTCGCTGCTTCTTCGCCCCGGAAATGGAAATGTAGGGCACGTTATGGCGGCGCAAGATGGACTCCGCATACGGGACCCGCATCCCCACTTCACTTGCTAGCTCGCTTATGAGCCTGACTTCTTGCTTGGCTAGGGCGATGAGAGAAAGGCGGCGTTTGTGTGCGGAAGAATGTTCCATAGGTATCTTGTTTGCGGGTGTCTGGGTAGCGACGTTCCGACCGGACGCGCCGCATGGCGTCGTGCCAGTCAATGTCGGTGATGGTGTGGAATAGGGCGAAGGGGATGGGGCGCTTCACGCGGCATACACTTTCAGCTTCTTGAGCCAACCCTCCAGCTTGGCTTCGGCGTCTAGTTCCGTGGCAAAGCAGCGGTCATAGAACTTGTTCTCATGGTTGGCGTCCAGCACCAGCACCGTAAAGCACGTGCTCGCCCTGCCACCAACAAGCGATAGCTCAATGAAGTTCTTGCTTTGCCCCTTGATGATTTCGTTGTTCACCTGCGCGCATATCTCCGTCCATAGGCGGAGGAGGGCGATGCGGTGGCGGGCTTCGTCGTGATCGGGCTTCATTTGATTTCCTCCAAGCGGACATCGCCATACTCATTGAGGACCACCCACTGATGGGTGCCAGCGCGAACGAGGGCGGCGGAGCGTTCCTCGCGGCGGAGGTCGGCGTGGCGGCGGATAACGGTGTCGCGGTGCATGATCTTGGCGTAGTGGCTGTCGGCGCGTAGGCGGAGCGCGAGGTAAGCGCAGATCGCGAGGGCGATGATAAGGGCGGCGGCGGTCATTTCGCCTCCTTTGCGAAGTCGGGGTGAAGGGTGGCGAGGACGGCGCGGGCACACTTAGGCCCGCAGGTCTCAGCTGCCCGCTCCACCAGCGCCTCACGGCTCGCGGCATCGAAGGGGATGACGAGGACAGGCTCGACTGGATAGAAGCCACCGTAGTAGCGCGCATGACTCAGAGGCGTGGTGACATTATCCTTCCCGCATGTCCACATCTTGCGAGCATTTACCCGCTTGGTGCGCATTGGATTCTTTGATTTGGTTTTCATGGTTGAGCCCATACACCCAACCAGAAAAGCACACGAAACGTCAAGCGTCTTTTTCGGTGTAAGCCCAGCCCATCCGCTGCGCCAAGTCCTCACACGCCAGCCCCAGCGCCGTAGGCTTGTCCCATATCCACGCCTCACCCACCACTAACCCACGGGCAGACATCCACTCCCACGTGAAGTGATTGCTGGCCACTTGGGTCAGGCGCAGTTTCCAGCCTTGCTTGCTGGCTTGGGCGGTTATGGCTTCGCAGTAGTTTCGTAAGTTAAACGTGGCGTGCATAGTGATAGCTTATAAGCAAACCGTCGGCGTCCCCGTGCTTACGGATAGCCTCGGCGTATTGCGGAAAGAGTTGGATGCCGCGCAGCATGGATGCCTTCTTCAATTCCGCGCTACCCTTGACGGCACCGAGCAACGCCTTCTGCCACTCGCCAGAATCCACCACCTCGTAGCCAATGCCCAAGTCCTCTAGGGTGATAATCGTGGCCTCGTAGAAAGAGCGAGCCGAGAGCATGGCGTTAATCATCATGGCCCCACCAGTAAACGGACGCTCCACGTAGGCGCGTGCCTTCACCTCTCCACTCATTGTGTTAATGTCGGCATGGTGAATCAGTAAGTTCCTTAGCGCACCACGATCAAGACGTTGGCTTATCTTGCCCCTCTTTCCGTAGTGCAGGGTGTCCGTCGTTGGGGTCTCCACGAAGCACACCGCCTGCCCGTCCCGCATAGCACCTATGGTGCCGGACTGGCCGTTATCTATCCCGATGATTGTCATTTCTTTGACCTCTTTACGGCAGCCTTCTTTACGAGCTTGCTGTTCTTCACGCGGCCCTGATCCAGCGCGCGCAGTTCTTTGTCTACCAACTCACAGATGCGAGCATAGTAGGCGGTGGCAGAGGCGATGGAGTCTTGGCTCAAGCGTCGCCCTCCTTCGCACTGCCGTTGTCGGCGAGGGCAGCGTCCCATGCGTTTGCTGCTCCGACACCATCCGTCCCATCGAGGCAGAGGTGCCGCAGGGCGTTGCGCATCTTCTCTCCCACTGCGACCAGCCGCGCGTTGCGGGCCTCAAACTTAAGTGCGTCAAGGCGGTAGCGTTCGGCCTTCTCCTCTTGCTCGGCCACGCGAGCGCGGAGTGCGTCGCGCTCCTGCAACCCCTCGCGCAACATGGCAGCCTTTGTGCGCTCGTCTAGGGCGACCTGCGCACGCAGCCGCGTTAGCTCCGCAAGACGACGCCCGGCAAGCGCCGCCCATTCGCTAGTCTTCTCAATCATCGCCGCCTCTAGTTCTTCGTATGTTGGCTTGTTCATGGTCGCGTGTAAGCTATCAGAAACGTGGCGGGCTAGGCAAGCCATCCTTCGCGGCGTGCCCACGACATGCCGTAGGGCAGCCCATCGTAGGTGGATTGGCCCTCAATACGCTTGTGGTTAGCCGACGAAACGGCTAGCCATGTTTCAGTTCTAAGGTAGTTCTTCCCGCGTCTCTCCTTGTGGTGAACCTCCGTGGAAGCCTGCGCTCCACGATTAAGCAACCAAGCAGCAGGAATCTCCACGCCCATCTTCTTGTAAAGGCCATTCCCCACCTCCGTAAACCCATGCTCCTTGAGCCATACTTGGCACACCGGATGGGCATCCAAGAAAGCCGTCCGTAGCTTGGAATACGTGGCCATGTCGGCCTTACGCTTCTTGCTCACGGGGTTCAGGCGGGTGCGACGAAGGGGCTTATTTCGTTTTAGCATGGGTGTTCTTCTCTTGCTGGGCAAAAGCCTTTATCGCCCAATCGGTAAACTCCTCACGGGCGGCGGTGTAATGGTAGCAGAACTTTCGCGGCTTCTCGCCACGCCTGAGTGATGGGGCCACCGAAGTTTCCCACCAACGACAGCAGCATCTCGGCTCCCCTAGGTCCACAAGATAGGTCTCCCCGCCCACCGTGCGGGACGGAACAAGGAAGCGAAGCGGGCTATCCCCGTGGACTATTCGCTGCTCGTCCATACCACATCGCCGGCAGCGGGCAGTGCGTTGGCATCCAGATACAGGCGCATGGCCACGTATTTCGCGGCGCCAAACTCCTCCTTGGGGATGCCGTCCACGTTATGCCAGATGAGTCCACCTACGGTGAACTGTGCGTAGTAGCCGTCACGTGCCTTCACGACACGGACGCGGATGCTGTTGATGGGGGATGGCATGGTTAGATTTTGAATGGCTTGAGCGCGTTCTTGAATCCATCGGCGTGCGCCTTAGCGCGGAACTCCATGTGGATATCGTCGCAACCGCCTGTAAGCTGGACCGGATAACCTTCAAACTCGGCGGCTAGGTTCTCTAGCTGCACCTCGTTCAAGCGGTAGTCGCGGGCCTTCACCACGATCACGAAAGGGTGTTCAGAGTTCATTGTCACAAGGCCAGAGGTCCGGGCGCTTGAGCCAGAAGTTCTTGTAGCGTTTCTTGAACTCCGCCTCGTAGTGCATTCGGTAGTAGTAGCCCCATCGCTTCCCGCCTCGGCTCACGTAAAGCCTGTATGCCTCAGATTCCATATCTGGGTTCTCCTCAAGCCAGCGTTCAAAAAAAGTGTAGCTAGTTTGGTTCATGTTAGTAGGACCAGAGGGATGCGGGCGACCACTTGCCGTTACGGCCCGGGAAAAATCCACCCATAGGCTTGATTGATTGCCACGTATAGGCGGTGCAAAGAAAACGACGATAGCCCTCAATGGCCTCGTCCTCGGTCCAATACTTGGCCACCACGGGTGAGGGCTCGTCTGAGTCTATGACTGCGCTGATAAGCCTGCATCGCTCCGGCATGGGGTTAGCTAGGCGATAGGCGGAATCATAGAAGGCAAGCTGCTCCACCCACTCAGGATAGAACGTCGGCTTTTTGCCCTTACAGGACTGGCCTTTCCAGTCTAGAATCGCGGGGTATCCGTCCTTATGCAGGCCAATGAGGTCCACGGTGCCGGCCACGCCAATGCGCCAGTCGGCCACCTTCTTCTCCTGATACCAAACCGCAGTGAAGTTATCCTTAAGGAAGTCCATGCAGTAGTTTAGCCACGGTGAAATCTCTAGCTTAACCGGGAACCCTTGTTCCACCGAAGCATGGAGGGCGGTGCCGAACTGTGCTGCTCGGTTGCGCTTCCCGTCTGACACCGCTTCAACGCGAGAAAAGTAGCTATCATCTGACTCACCCGGAGCTCGCGGAGTAATCTCCACGGCCCGGACGATGGCCTTCTTTATCCACCCGTCGAGTGCAGGCTTGGCCCGCATTTTCCCCACGGATGTGGCAGAGGTATAGAGTTTCTCTTTCCGAGCGATGGTGAGGTTCGCTTCATGGCGAGCAATAACCTGCCCGGAATCGAGCAACTGATACCAATGTCCTGACTGTTCAGCGAAGGCCATTGTCAGAAGGACTTAGAATGGAACATCTTCGTCGCCGGCTTCGTTCTGGACGCCACCACCAGCCGACTGCGCGGGAGCAGGGGTGGGTTCGTTGAGCCGGGCCTGATACTCATGGCTCTTGGTGATAAGTTCCGCAATCCAACCGGGGATATTGTCGGGCGGGACGATGGGACCCGGAGGCTGCTCGTCAAACGTCCACTGAACCAGTGCGTTCTCGGGGGTGCGCTTGGTCATGCCCTTGGGCAGGGGGTTGATCGTGGTGACGTTGGCGTAGGTCTTTCCGTCCTTCGTTTCGTGGGTGATATTTACGTAGGCGTTGGCACCAAGGACCTTCGTGATATCGAAGCCCTTCAGCTCCTCGTCAGTGAAGGGACGACCACGCCAGCTTTGGAGGGCCGGACGCAGCTTGCTCTTGTCACCAAGAGACAGCGTGAACTTCGTGGACGTGCCACGAGGGAGGTCCTTGCCGTCGATGTTGATGCGCTCGTCGGGAAGCTCGAAGAGAAAGACCACCTTGCGGGATGGCTTGAACTGTGGATTGTTCGAGGGCTGGGTGCCCACGTCGATGATGCCGTAGCAGATGGCGTGATGGAGACCCGCTGGGATGGGGTCGAACTTGGCTCCTGATTGAGCTGATGCGGTGATGGCCATGATGGGACTGATGGGTTTACTTGCGTTTGAACTCGGCGGGAACTCCGCCGCCCTCGGGCACCACTATGGCGTCCTTGGAAATTGATAGCTCCATGCGGGGCTCGCCGGAGCGCGGGTCTTTGCCTTGGCTCGTGGCCACGGGCGGAAACTTGTAGCGCCCACCTGGCGTGGACACAATCACCTCGCGTCCGGTGAACTGCTCCATGTTGAGGTCGGTGCGTCCCCATAGATTACACACCACCTCGTTCTTGCCGTCCGTGAGGACGAAGCCTTGGCGGTGCCACGGGTAGCCGGTCTTTACGGACGTGCCAGACTTGGGTGGGAATGCCACCTTCAGCTTGCCCGTGAGGCGGGCAATAGCCGTGCCAGCGGGCAGGTCTGCGATGTCGGAGATGGGCGTGGTTTCGGTGTCGGTCATATCAGGAGACGAAAGTGGTGATGATCCATGCGAGGGCTACGAAACCAATCAGCATGGGGGCGGTCTTGACCGTGAGCTTTGCCCTAGGCGTGAACATGCAGAGCGTGAACACAAGACCAGCCCACCCGAAGTAGGCGACCGCGTAAATCCAAGCAAGGACGGTGATGAATGTAGTGAGCACGATGTGTTTTGGTTGAGGGGAAAATCAGTCCCAGCTAAGGGGAGAGGGCTTCTTGCCACGCGCCATAGCCAGCCATTGCTCCACGTCGCACGCGGGGATGCCCCATTCGCATACCGTGCATACCGTGGCCCCTTCAGAGAGCCTGTCCATCAGCGCCTTGTTCTCGGGGTTGGCACGCCAAGCATTCCACACGGACCACGATACGTAGTCATTTGGCTCCACGTAGATGCCGTGCTCGGCGCACAGCGGATAGTCGGGCTTGGTTCGCGGCATTGTCCCGTCAAGCTACGGGAAACGGACGGGGGAATCAAGGAGATTCTGGCTGGTTCTGAAGCACCTTCAGGAGCGCGGCCTCAAACACCTCATCGTTAATGACATCCTTGCCGTATTGTGACATCTTCCCGACGTATTCCATGATGGCCCCCATGTCCTCGGTGTAGAGCTTGGCAAACTGACGGGCGTAGTATTCGGCCTTTGCGTTGTTGTCTCGCAAGTTACCCACCATTCGGGCCTCAGAACTCGTGCCCATAGCAGCAGACTCAAGCCGGTTCTCTAGCCGCTTGGCTGCACGTTCGCTACCAGCAACCACGGACATGGCCGCTTCGGCTCGGCGTGCTAATTCGGGGTCGTTGGACGGGGCAAGCATCTCGCTCAACACCATCTCCACGGCGGCATTCTCGTCGGCTGTGATGTCGGCAGAGACGCGCTCGGACTCCTTGGCCTCATCCCGCTTTTCGCCAAGCTCAACGTAGTTTGGCCGACCAGCCACCGCCCCAAGAATCGGAATCTTATCCTGAATACTACCCTCTCGGTAGTTCGGGGCATTGAGCAATCGAGCGCCACCGAAGAAGGACTCGGTAATGTAGCGTAGGGATTGCGGGCTACGCAGCGCATTGGGGGCTGATTCAGGAAGCGCCCCCGCCAACTGCCGATAAAACTCAGGGTCCTTGTTCGGATCAAACTGCTTCCCAGGGGACGCCTCTGGGTTGGCCGAGACCACTGGGCGGTTATCGTAAAGGCTGGTGTTGGTCATCAACTCCGGGATGAGGCGAACACCCGGCTGCATAGAGGAAATCAAGGACCGTCCGCGTTCCATCAATGTCTCGCCCTCAATGTTGATGGGGCTGTGCCGCCAGAGAAAGTCCTCGGCAACACTCGCCCACCCCGGGTTCTCGGAAGAAGCCTGCTTCACCGTAGCCTCCGCCATGTCACGCGCCAGCATGGCGTGCGGGCCTTGAATGCGGACACGGAAATACTCGCGGATTGGACGGCCCTCCTCCTTGCTAAATGTCTTGTATGGCACCATCTGGATGCCAAGGTAGTCTGCTGTTTCTTGCGGCATAGCCGGCATAATCTTCCGTGATCCGTCCGGGAAGGTGTATTCCGACAGGGGGATGGCTATGCCATTTGTCTTCCATCGATCGCTCAGTTCCTCGTAGTCCTCTCGGTTTTCAGGCAGATAGTTCAGCGCCATCACACCGGCGGTGACTAGCCCGAACTGGCCAAGCACGGAGGCAGCGGACAGCGCAGACTTCACTCGTTGCTTATCGTATGGCTTGCCAGCCACCATGTTGGCGAAGTCAGCCAGTGGCATTGCTCTGCGCGCATCCGTTTCAATCGAGCGGATGGCCGCATTTGCGAAGGTGTAGAACATGCTTAGGCTATTCAAGTCCGCTGCCTTCTTTGCGAAGTTGGGGGAGCCGTAGTAGTTGGCTACGTCATAGGACGCCCGCGCGATGGCCGCACGAAGGTCATCCGGGTTTACATTCGGGTCGGTCATCGCCTTCTTGAGCGAGATGTATTTAGTGACTTGGGTAGGCCCGTTGTTCGTTACGACAGGAACCTTTTCTTGCATGAGCGCCTGCTGCCAACCGACTAGCTTGGTAGTCTGCTCAAGTGCGGAACTTCCGCGAACCGGAACGTCAATGAAGCTAGACAGCACGCGCGAGGGAGAGAACACCTCTCCAATAGCCCCAGAAAGCGGGGCTCGCCGCTCAAACGTCTTCGGGTTTACGTCCATGAAGAAGCTGCCTGGCATGGCGTTGTTCTTAATGGCGGAGTCAACCAGTCCATCCATCTGGTCCGCGAGGTTCAGACGGGTGGCGCTAAAAAGGGCGCGGGGATAATGCCACGCAAGGGCGAGCGCGGGGGCCAACTTAACTCCCACCGTTGGCTTAATCACCCGGTAGTTGCTCATGGTCTGCGCGCGTATCGGGTCAAGCATCGTGAACTGACCTGCGGCGAACGTGGGGCTGAGTGCCGCTTGGCCCAAGCGGGCCACGGCATTCGTCCAACGGAGGGGGGTCAGCACACCAGCGGACCTGTTGGCGCTTCCGTTTATGGTGAGTGCAACGTCATTCGGCACCTCAACGAACATCTTCTCTCCGTCGTCAAAGTAACTGACGACGCTATGACCGGGGCGCGGGGAGTGGTCGGACTTAACGCGGCGGAAATACACGCCATTTACATCGTCATCCACCAGCTTCCCAAACGTATCCCGGAGGAACTTATTGGCCTCCATCCGCTGTGTTGAGTTGTAAATGCGTTGGCGCGCAGTTTCAAAGATGTCGGCCAACTTGAAGTCATCACGGTTGATGCCCTTGCGCGCCTTCACGACTGCCTCGGTCCCGCCAAAGCTACCATATCCAGCAGGTCCAACCGTAGGCTCCTCGCGCAGGACATTGAATGGAGCATAGAAGTCGTTCTTAGCCTTGATGTCGGCCACTTGCTGTGCCGACAACATACCAGCGTCCTGCATCTGGCGCAGATTCCAGTCCATGACACCACTGAAGTTCTGGACGGAATCCTCGATGTTCTTTGCGGAATCAGGGCCAAGGTCGCGGAGTATCTTCGCCCGCATTTCCTGAACCGCTAGCGGGGCCTCTTGCTCCGTAATGCTGCCAGTTCGGAACAGATCGTATTCCTCCTTGATGTCGTTCTCTGCCTGCTTGAGCTTCTTTTGCGCGGCCCCTAGCTTCTTGGACAGCGCGAGCGTGTCGTCCCGCTTTTGCGCTGCCGCATCGTAATCCAACTTAGCTTGCTGAGCTTGAGGAAGTTTCGCCGGGTCTTTCGCTGCGGCGGTCTTTGCTTTAGCAAGCGCCAGCTTTGCGTTCTCGGCGTCACGAATAACCTTCTTTAGGGACTTGTTCGCTTGGTCGGCGGCAATGAACTCGGCTTGCGCGGCTTGCAGGGAGGCATCCAGCTCCGCCTGATTGGCCACACGATTCTTGGCGTAGTCTTCAATACGGAGGGCGCGCAAAAGCATTTCCGAATAGGCGTGCTCCTTGCTTGATAGAGCATCGCGGACATTGGTTAGATTGGCCGTGGCTCGCGCGGCCTTCATGTGGCTGGCCTTGGCGCGGTCAAATTCAGCCGCCACATCGGCCACGCTGCCCTCCTCAATCGCTAACCCCTGCCCCTTTAGAATGTCACGCTGGATAGAGCGGAACACATCGGACGCCGCAATGTTCTTTCCCCGGAACGCGCGGATGCCATCCGTCAGCTTCTTCCACGGACCAACCGAACTAGCGACGTTGCCCTCGGTGGCGGCTAGCTTCTTGATGAGTGGACCATCCGCTGGCTTAACCGGCATGGATAGACGGGAGCGGGCAATAGATGAGGCGGCGGACCCAGCAATCGTGCCGCCAACCACACCTCCAAGCGTGGCCATAATGCGGCGGGCCTCGAACTCCTCCTCAGTTTCACCCTCCTGTTTTTCAACACTAAAGTATCCCGTAGCACCGCCGGCAACGGAGCCGCCCACCATAGGGATGGCTGCCGTGTTGATGAAGCCCGCCTCTGCTGCACCCGGCTTGCCCATCAAGCGTATCCGCTCTGCATCCTCGGCGGCGGAGATGGTGCCACGGGCAAACTTGTTGTCCAAGAAGCGGAGGCGGTCCCTGTCTTTAATGGAAAGGGCGGGTTTAATGGCCGGTGAAGATGGCGTTTCCGTTGAGATTGCGGGCGTTTCTCCAGCCGGGGCTATGTCGGGTAGGGGCTGTGCCGGGATGGGCTCAGGAAGCGGGCTAGACGGCACGCGGCGGGTCATGCCACGGGCGCGGGCAAGCTCGGCTATCTTGGCGCGGCGGTCTGCCGTGATGGGCTGGCGGGCTGGTGCGGCGGGCTGCTCCTTGAAAAACAGAGGGCGATACTTCGCCATTAGTTCTTCCCTGCGTGCCTTCTGCTTTGCCGTCAACTTATACGGGGCATAGCCAGTCTCGGGACCCTGACGCGCTGCCGACTTGTAAATCAAGTCCTCAAGTTCGTCCACCTCCTTGTTTTGGGCAGCAGTCAACAGATTCCTGCCCTCCTCTATACTGCCTACACCAACGATCTCAGGGATGGGCTGGCGGGCTACTTGCGCTTGCGGGGCTTCTTGGACGGCCTCTTGTAGCCGGACTTGCTGCGGCTCAGGGAGAGTTTGGACGCTTGTTGGGGTTGGCTCTGGTATGGCATTGGAAAGAGGGGGGAGTTCAGGGGTAGCAGCGGGGGTGATGCCCACGGCTTCGGGGGTGAGTTCGTCTAGCGAAGTGAGGCGGGTGGGCTGTGGACGGGCGGGCGTCTTTGGCTCAAGGTTCTTCACCGGAGCGAAGCGGGCCAACGCGCCCTCGTAGATAAGCTGGTATTCCTGCGGGTTGGTAGTGCCGGCTAGTGCGCGGGCAACCTGACGAGCCTCTTTAACCGGCACACCCTTCTCGCGTAGCGCCTCAAACGAATCCGTCTGACGCTTATTGAACGCCTCGGTCTCGGCTTGGGGCGTAGCTCGGCGTTCTTGTGTGGTCGGGCGAACCTCTGCCACGGGGGGCGGTGTGCTCTCTTCGATGCGCGTGGTGAGATTTTGGATAGCCCCGTCCACGTCATCACCGAACTCTCTGCGAACGGCCAAGACCCGACGCCGGGCACGCTCCGTGATGTCGGAATTTACCTCCACGCCAATACGGTCGGCCGCACGCTTTGCCTCAGCCAGCGAAACATCATCCACCAACTGCTGAAGGATACGCTCCTTGGCGGCGGGGCTACGGTTCTCGGCTGCGGTGACAGCACGCGAGGCAATCAGGTTATCAACCGGCGACGGCTCAGCGGCGGGCGGCACAATCTCACGCAGGCCAGCATCAGCTTGCCCCGTGGAAAGCTGGGTGAGCGTAGCCTGCGCATTCGCCCCCTTAGATTCCTTGATGGCGTTGGCCGCTTGGGCTGCTTGATTAGCGGCTTTCCCCTTGGGGGCGGCGGGCTTCGGTGCTTGCCTTGCTACCCCTAGCCCACCACGCAAGCCCCCGCCAAGGACGCCTGCTCCAGCTACGGTCAGGGCATCGGCGGGCGTAAGTGACACGTCCTCACCACGGGAAAGTTCGTCTAGCTTCTGTGCGCCAACCATGCCCACACCCTGTAGCCCACCCTCAATCGTTCCAGCGAGCGCCTCTTGCCCCACGCGCCGAAGAAGACCTGACGCCGGGCGAGCCGCCCCAAATGTAATCAAGTTAAGGGGGCCGGATGCAGCTAGTTCAACTGGAGAGAACCGTTCATTTATTGCCTGCTCCGTAACGCCAGCCGCGTAACCACCAGTAAGTAGCGCGGGTGTGCCAGTAAGGCCAAGCGCAGGCGGGGCGGCAACGGCGGCACCAAGAGATGCCAAAACGCTAGGAGCAGCCATTGCAACCTGCCCCGGAATTGTCTGCGCCCTATCAGTTGAACGAAGACCAGCGACACCGGCCCCAGTTGACTCCGTTTGGATAAGGGCCTGTTCCGCAATTTGGGCCATGCGTGCGCGAACCCCGGCCAACTCACTAGTGTTTCGCTCCACGTCCGCCCTTGATTGCAGCGCGGCTGGGAGGGCGAGGCTCTGTGACAAAATCCGCTCGCTCTGCTGTAGCTGCGCGTATTCCCGGGCTGCTCCACCCAAAATCTCCGGGAGTCTGTTGGCCGCGATGCTTTCAAACTGAGCCCCCGCAAGCTCCATCAGTCCCGGGGACGAGTCTCGCCGCTCAATAAACGATTCTCCGGCCAATTGCGCAACTCGTCCTGCTGCATCAGGCGCAAGTCCGGCTGACATTGCTTTCCGTGCAGCGGACTGCTGCACTTGCCCGACGACATCACCCCTTTGGCGTGCGAGATCAAGACGCGCTGCGCGATTCTGTTCATCGGCAATGGCCGACAAACTCTCCGCTGCCTGAAGTCCGGCGGCTCGGCTTGCTGCATCGTTGACCTGCCCCGCATTACGCCTTGCGCGAGCGAGCAACCCCTCGTCGGCAATAACAGGCAGCCCCCCCGTAGGCGACGGGGCAAACTTCGGCCCCATCAATGCATCGATCTCTGCCTTGCTTGGCGGGCGCTCCCCCTCGAACTCAACTACGGAACCATCGGGAAGCTCAAACTCGTAAATGTTGGCCATGCCCGTATACTCACTGTCCATCAGAAGGTTTCAACCCCCAAGTTCCGGTGGCAGAATCATAGCCATAGCGGATGCGATTAGGGGCGGGCGAGGAAACTGGGCCTGGCTGCGTGCCAGCGCCAACGAATGGGCTAGTTGCGGCAACTGGCTCGGGGGACCACTCCGCGAACGCAACGGGTTTTCTTCCGGCTGCGCGCTCGGCAGCAGCATACTTGGCATAAGCCGAAGCCCGCTCAATTAGACCACCGGCATTCTTCTCGGGCTTGCTTGCCCCACGGAACGGCGTCCAAGCGTTGCTATACGGATCAAACACCTCCATGTCGCCGGATGAAGTGATTCGCGATGCAGCCATGAAGGGCTTACCGTCTGGACCAGTAACCTCGATTGGACTGCCGGGCTTTGTCTCTGGCTTCGGCAGCATGGACGTGGGCGGGAGAACACCCTCCACCGATCCGATCACCTTGCCGGCAGACAGGGGGTCTCGACTGAAAATGACGCGCTCCCACGTTCCATCTGGACGCTGGCGATAGTCTTCTCCGGGAGCAAAGCCACGCGCCTCCGCGTCCATTCGTTGCTTGCGTTGCGCTGCCGTCTCAAGCACGCGGGAGCGGCGGCTGAATCTAGAGGGGGTTCCATTCACGCCGATGGACTCAATAACCTCTGTGCCAAACACGCCCTCTGGGGTCTCTTCAATGCCAATGTCTGCCACGCGCTCAACGGGCATAGACGCCTCTAGCATCTGACGCTCCGCGAGAATGTCGCGCAGGGGGCGGCGGGCTTGATCCTCGGCAATGATGTCACGCAAGCGGCGGGCTTGCTGCGCTTGCTCCACGAGGCCGAGCCCTTGCGAGAAGCCACGACCAATGCCAGAGGCATCAATGGCCGTATTCGATGGGGTGAATTGCGGCATCACGCTCACTTGCGCGCCGCCTACATTTAGTCCGGGAAGCATAGTGGTTAAAGTCCGAATGATACGGTTGATCCACCAAACCCACTCCCGCCAAACGCCCCGTTAAACTGAGACGACGCGGGTGCGGATGGAGCCGGAGCAGGCATGGGGCTTGGAGATGGCTGCGCTTGTGGCCTTGACATATAAGCACCAAGGGCGGCACCGCCAAGTTGCCCACCGAGCGTAAGTAGGCTGTTACCAAAGGCAGCTTGGTTGCTGGCCTTGTTCGCTGCCGCAGCTTGCGCGGCGTTCTGGTTGCCGACCATAAGATTCACCACGCTATCCGGCGTAAGCCCGGACTCGGGGCGTGCGATGCTCTGCCCGAACTGAGCAATAGCCAGACGGCGGCTAAGCTCAGCCTGCCCGAGGTCATTCACCGAGCCAGCCAAACCCTGCTGTGCCTGAAGTTGGGCCAAGAGGTTCTGGTCATACGCCTGCCCAAACTGCTGCGCTTGGTTCAACCGCTGCTGCTGCACTGCCATCGACGCCAGCCCAAGGTCACGCGCGCTGACATCCCGACCGAGGCCAAGGTTGCCCGTCGTGCCAGCCGTGCGAGAAAGGGCAGCACGGGTGACGGCGTTTTGCGTCTCGCGGTCAAGCTGTCCACCAAGAGCCAACTCGGCCTGCGCGCGGTCATACGCGGCTTGCGATAGGGCAGACGGAGCGAAGCCTTGGCGGTAGCGGTCCATCAACGACGCCTGCAACTCTGCCGTATTCGTCGGGCGTCCAGCCTCGTCCAATAGTGCTTGCGTGCTTTGCTGGCGAAGCCGGAAGGTCTCTGGACTATACTGCTGCTCCAGACGAATGGCGTCTTGGATGTTCTTCTCTGCGTAGCGGCGCGCGGCAGCGTCCGCCCCGGAAATACTCACCGTGCTCGCCTTGCCGCCCTTGCCTGCCTTGGACGCAGAGTAGATGCCCGCTCCGGCTGAAGCCACCGCCGCTCCCGCCATGATTGTTCCAGTTGCAACGGCCATTATTTTATCTCCTTGAAGTAGTGGGTTTCAGTCGGGACGTATCCCATTCGCTCGTATAGCGCGGAAAGTTTGTCTGCCTTCAGGGCGGAGAGATGCACCATGCCGATGCGCTTGCATCCCTGTTCGCGCGCCAACTTCTCGTAAGCCAAGAGTAGGCGCACTCCATTGCCGCGATGCTCTTCCTTCACATACCAAAATGCTTCCGTAGCCACCAATTCTCCGTCGTTGATGTCCGGCCACATGAAGAAGCCAAGGATGCCCACCAACTTGCCCTCACTCCATTGACCAAGGATGCCGCCGGAACCGTTGGCCGTAGCACGCTTCCACGTCCCTACAAACTTGGCGGGGACAAACGAGCCCGGCAACTTGCCCTCGGCCCAAAACAGCGAGCCGAACTCAACCGCAAGCGGAACCTGCTCAACTGTGAGTTGGGTAATCATCGCTTGTTGAAGAAGCCCACCCAGATGAGCCGGCCATCCGAGGCGTCATTGCCCCATGCGTCACGGGGGAACCGGGCATGGAACATCGCAGTCTCATAGACCACGAGACGATTGAACTTCTGCGGCAAGAGGCCGATCATGTCCCACTTGCTATCATCGTTTCCGTCCGCGTTCAGATTGTCCACAAAGGTCTGTTCGTCATAGCCCTTGGCGTCCATCCACTCCTTCGTTACCATGCGGTCAATGCCTAGCTTCTTGTGGCGATAGAGGCCGGTTCCGGCCACGGTGCCAGCAGGGGGCTCCGACAGATACCAGACACATGCGTGCGTGGCGCAATCCCCGTCCGCATGGATGTGCGTAGTGGGCTTTTCCTCCTTAGTGCCGAGCCGGAAGTATTGGATGCGAAGGTCAATCGGGCACCCAATCGCAGCGCCAACATATCCATCTATCAACTCAGGCAACCATTCCGTGGACATGCCCGTATAACTATGACCAAGGAACTCCTTCGTGCCGTAGTTGAGGTGCATGGCTGCACGACGCACCGCCTCTGGGGCAGGGTAGAAGTCGTCAACGATGAGGGTGGTGGTTCGCATTATTGATAGCGGATGATTTTGTTTACTGTCAGAGAGGGCTGGAGATTAGCATGCGCCGCGCCCGTGCCAGACGTAGCGGTGGTGCCGGCGTCGGGTTCGCCCGTGGCCTTGGCCAGCGCGTAGGACCGGTCGCCAACGTCGCGACCAGTTGCGAGATATTCAGTGGAAAGCAGAAGTGGGCCAGCAGCAGACACCTCTTGCTTGGCCAGCAAATGCCCGTGGGGGCCGTTCTGCGTGGCGGTGAGGGACACCCCCTCGGTTCCTCGCTTCGAGCCCAAGGACCATGCCGTAGCGTCCGTAGCGTCGCCCGTGCCCGATCCCACGGCCACGCGGCCACGGAAGTCCGGTAGATTGAATGTCGTGCTGCCGTCGCCCACGCCGTAGGTGGTGCCGATGACGGCAAAGAGGGCGGCGTATTGGCCACGAAGCACAGCCGCGCCGTTACAAATCAGGAAGTCTTGGGGGGCCGTGTTCGTCGGCCAGTCGTGCATCACGCCCACCGGGGCCAGGTTGGGCTTGTTCGTGATGTTGGCGTAGTCAGTGGGGAAGGCCACCCACTGAGAGGCTTGCCACTTGCGGACATCAAGAGGGGTGCCGTCTGCCGCGATGCGAAACCAGATGTCGTAGTCCGCGCTGGACGGGGTGACATCCGTAACGATGTAGCGCAGGCTCTTTTGGGCTAGCTTTTGCGGCTGGTAGTTGCCGGTATCGTAGTCAAAGTAATACCACGTGCTCTCCGTCGTCAGGAAGTGGGGGCCGGTATCAGAAGAGGGGAGGACCGCGCCGGACGTGAACAGGCTATACGACTGGCTTGTTGAGGCAGAGAGACGTTGCGCGATGGCATCTGCGATGCCTTGTGGGGTATAACTCTGGTCCAGCGGCAGAGCGCCAACTGTAAACGTGATGGGGAGGTCTGGCATGACGTTTAGCGTTTGGGTGTGCTGTGCTTGGCAAGCCTAAACTACAATGGCTTGTGAGATACCGTCGCTTGTGTCGCTCGTATCAGATACGCAGTCGCACACGGGGGCGCGGTAGTCGATGTCCAAGATTTGGACCGTGTAGGGAAGGAGGCTGGCGAAGGGGAGCGGCATATTATTCGTGTTCCATGCCCCACTTGGCGAGGGGGCAGATTGATGTCTTCCACGTGAGCTTGATGCCCGAGCACCCGCATTGCTTGCAGCGCCCCATCCCGCCCCAGCCGCTCGGTTCCCAGCTCGTGCATTGAGCGCAGATGGCTAGACGGGCCTCGTGGGTTTCCTTGCGCACGGTCTTAAAGCCGGAGGAGGCGTGGGCATAGATGGCCTTCGCCAGCCCGCGCGCCTGCTCATACATGCTTGGCCCCATGTCCATCTCCCGCTTGGCGTTTAGAGCAACTTGAGACGGCGGCACCTTGGGGACGTGGACGGGGTGGGTAATCTTTACTATCTTGGCCATGTTACACCTCAATCGCTTCGCCGCCACCATCGGACGTATCTGACGTGCAATCCACCAAGGACTCCGCTTGGGCTAGCGCGGCGGCAAGGGCTAGCGTATCGGCATCCATCTGGCTGATAGCAGAGTTGTAGGTGTTGAAGGCCACCGTGGCAGACGCACAGCGGTCGGGGATGAACTCACAGCAGTAGGTGGCGCTTTGTTCCGTGTTGGTCCAGAAGCAATCAAGGGCATCCGTGGCCTGTTCCGTGGCGTCCGCGAGGGCGAGCGCGTTGGCCTCCGATACGGTGTCAGCCGTGTAGGTGCCAGCCGGAATCGCGACGGTGACAGGGTTGCCGATGGCCGAGCCCGGAGGAACCACGCCGTCAAGGACGAGGGTGCCGGGGCAGGTGGCCGTATAGGACTGCGCCTCGTTACCGTAGATGCACTCAAGCTGGGCTTGCGCCGCTGCTGTGGCCTGAGCCAAGGCGTAGTCGTAGGCGAGGCGGTCGGCCTGCACTTGTGAGCGGGCGGTGAACGCACACTCGGGCACAGTGAAGGAGGAGGTTACGTCGCCGTCACAGGGGATGTCGCCAGAAAGCACCTCGACATTACTGATTTGGACAGTGAAACCTTGATATGCGGGAAGCGTGTATTCAATCGTATCAATGGCTGAGTCCGCCACGAACTCAATGTTCACCGTTTCAATCACCACATCTCCGCCCGCATTCGGCGCCTTGCTTAGGGACACAGTGGCCGTGTAGGTGTTGCCCGGCGTCAGTGGCTCTCCGACCGTGCCTATCGTAAGGGTCGTGATTACTGCGGTGCCCGTGAAGGTAAATGACGAAATAGATTCGGGCGGCTGGTTGCCGGTGAATGTTACGCTTGAGACACAGGAGGTTCCCGGGGTGCCAGACAGAACAAGGACATCCGCAATGTGGACCTCATCGAGAAGTTCCTCTGAGCCGGTTCCAGACCACGTTCTATCAGGGCACCCCGAGTAGGTGGCCGTGGTAAGGCTAGTAAGTGTCTTCGACACTTTGTTTCCGGTGCCACAAAAACTGGCTGCATTTACCTCTAGGTTCACCCCCAGGCTTAGCCTAGACGTTGTTTTACCAATACCCCACTCGTTTTGGATAAACGGTGCCCCATCAGCGCAAGCCGGAGGCACTTGAAAAGCGCGGGAATAAGTGGTGAATTGTCCGTATTGCGTGAAGCCTCCGCAGCCAAGAATGGCAGAACCCCCAAGGGTGTAGCGGTATTCGTATCCACAGCCAACGAACGTGCTCGAAAGAAACTCGCCAGACATGGAGCGCGTGCTCCACTTGCGGTATTGGCCAGACCAGGTGGCTGGGCTTCCGGCGCTATACGTTCCGTCGTCAAAGGCCGAGAACCCGCAAAGTTGTCCGCTGCCGGTATAGCTAGCACACCCAATGGACACGGGGATACTGCCGTCGCACACACGGATGCCGTTGCCGCAATTCACGGAGGCCGTCACCGTCTGCTCCACATTGCAGAACAGGGGCTCGCCACATTGGCCGTCCGCGTAGCATTGAGCCTTCGTCAGCGCGGCACACGCCGCCTTGTTGTCCGCATCCGTCTGGCTGATGATGGACGTAGCATTGGCCGTAAATAGAGCCGTTCCTCCGCAAGTCGTATTGGACGACGAGAATGACCCCGTGCCTGTAATGGCAGGGAATGGCTCACAAGACAGGAAGAACGAGAAGTCGCTGGCCCCGTTGTCCGCCACGGAGCGCGGCCCCTCTTCATCCGCCTCGCAACGTCCAGAAAGATATTCCACCGGCTCGGGGTCTGCGAAGATGCGATAACCGTAGATGCCGGCCCGCCCACTCCACACCATGAGGAGACTGAAAGCGCGATCCACCCATGCAGGCTTGCCGTCGTCCTCCACGCCGCACTCTTGGCACGTGGACTCGGTGCTGTTGGCCTCAGACGTGCGGAGCGTGCGAGACTGCGGACGGTTGCCCGCGAACTTGTTGCCAGTCTCGCTATACTGTCCGTCTTCGTAAATCTGCCCAGCCGTGGCCTCCATCTGCTTGGTCATCACTCGCGTCCAGCCACCCTTCGTGGACTTATACGCAACCATCATGGCGACCGAGCCATACACCTCCTTCAAATACATCTCGGCGTAGCGGAATCGCTTGTATTCCATGTTGCCGAAATTGTGCTCGCGGGTTTGCAGGGCGCACGTAATCGGGCACCCGTTGTCCGTCCGCTCGGGCAGCATGGCCTCCCACACGCGGCACTTGCCGTCGTAGTCTTTGGAGAGAAAGAACAGGCGTTCGTTTCCGTCAACGATAGCCCGCGCCCACTCCACCGGACGCCACCCCATCCACCAGCTATTCCAGCTATTGGCCGAAACCCCCGAGGCAGGGAAGGGGTCTTGGTCGAGCACCCACGTATGGCGGTTCCACACGTCGCCAGAGGGCACGGACATCAGCAGGTAGTTCTCATAGAACGCCCCGCATATCATGGACAGGTCGGGCGAGAGATTGCTCTTACTGCCCATCACTTCCATGTCCTGAAGCAATAGCTTGGACGTGATGTTCTGCCGGAGCGCGGCATCAAGGCTGGTGATGCCCTTGGTGGAGAACCACCAGATGAGCCCGTATTGCACCTCAATGGAGCGGGGTGCCACGCAACCGATCTTGGGGAGAATGAGCTTCTGGAAGTCCGGCGTATTCAGCCATTGCGTTCTATCAGTGATAGACGAGCGAATGAGCGTGCCGGTGTCTGAGGTGAAGACGAGGATGCCAGACTGGTCAGAAAGCTCCACCATGCCCGTGCAATCGTCGGGGAGATAGAACGCTCGCCCCTCATTGAGATACTGGCTTTCCGTGAACTTGAGGGGGTTGCCGATGTCAGAGGCAAACACCTGCCCGTCCTTGGCCACCCACAAGCGGTTATTCGACCACTCCATCCAGAGGCCAATCTTGGTTTCGTCAAAGCCTTCCTTGGTGCCGGGCTCGGGAATGTCCACGGACCAGCCGGTGCCCTCGGGGTCAGTGGGTGCGGACGGCAGCGTATCCGAGCGGAGGTAGCGCACGCGCACGGTGTCGGTCCCGTAGGCGGTTGGGGCATCGTAATCGCCCGAGGCGAGGTCAACGGGACTGGACCAACTCTGAACGAAGGTGCCGTTGGAGGCGATGACTGCCGCCGTCACCCATAGCGTGGTCGGGGTGGACTGCGTGGGGTTGAGGTGGCGGGCGGTGTTGCCGTCCCAATAGGCGGCGCGGGTCTGCCCATCCTGCATGACGAGGACAGACTTCGGGGCGGCGAGCGGGAACAATACCCCGTCCTTGTCGTAGTCCGTGCTCTGAAGGCAGGTGACGAAGGAGACGTATTTGGCCTGCGGGGAGAACGCGATGCCCTCCAGCCGCGTCCATTCCGCGAACGGGGCTTGCGAGACATACACGTAGCCGTCCACTGCGAGGACGTGGGAGGTGACGCCGCCCGTAGGCTGGAAGATGTAGAAGCCCTGTGGGTTATCGTGCGTCGGGGCGCAAGCTGTCACGCGCGTGCCGGGGCGTGTCTGCACGATGCCGCCACGGCTCACAGTGTTCATGGAGGCAACGTATTCATTGCGCTCTAGCGACTGCGGATCAGAGAATGAATCCAGCCCAAAGAAGGAGCCGGAGCCATCCAGAAGTGGTTGCAGCTCAGCCATTTTCAGTAGTAAAGGCGGTCTTCTTCGTCGTTGTTAGACTGCGAGGTATAGATTACAGTAATGCCATCGGACGTGACGGGACGCCCCGCCTCCACGGCATCATTCAGGATGCGCACTGCTTCGGCCTCCGCGCTGCGGGCAAGCTCGTATTGGTTGGCCTCGCGGAACTTCACTGCCTTGCACATCTGCAAGAGGGCTTCCCGGTTATCAACGTTGATCCAGTCGTTCGGGCCACGAAGCTCCAAGTCCTTGCGGCGATACTTTACGCGCACCCACGACTTGGCGGAGACGCGCAGGCGGCGGTAGCGGGGGGCGGTCTCGTAGGGCTGGTAGTAGCCAATCTGCGTGACGCTCGTGCTGTCGGCTGGGTCAATGGCCACGAGGCGGATAAACCCCTTGGTCTCGTCCTTGGTCACGTAGTCAATCTTGGCGATGGCCGGAACGTCTGGATTGCGGTTATGGAAGCCGTAGATGGTAGGGACAAGGAAGCCGTCTTGCGGATTGCCGTTAGCGTCCAGCGTGTAGATGCGCTTGCCGTTTGCATCCCAGCCATAGACGCGGAGCTTCTTGCTGTTGTCTGATACGGTCTCCGTCTGTGCCACGAGATAGACAGGGATGCTCGGGTCACGGTAGGTGGAGACGAGGCCGAGTTCGTCGCTGTATCCGCAGGGCGTGCATTTCTGGTAGCCCGCGCCGGAGAGGCTATACTGAAACCACTGCGAGCGGGTGAACGTGGGCTGGCCATCCACCGTGACGGCTTGCACGGCGTCCACCTCCATTGGGAGAGTGACGAGCCCGCCATACACACAGAAGTCTGCCTCCGCCAACTGGAGGTCAACGACACCCTTGTTGTTCAGCGCGCGGACAGCATCGGTGAGACGGCGGTAGAGCTTCGCGTCGGCGCAGCTCCCCATGACATCTTTTACGTCTTCTATCAGCTCGGAAACAAGGGGCATAGATTAGTCCTCGTAGTCGGTGTCTTTGCCCATAACGGCACGCTCAAGGGCAGCGGCGGTGTCCACCACTTCAATCTCCTCAGACTCTTCCTCGTCTTCGACTTCACCCATAGGCTTCATGGACTTCACCTCAAGCTCCATGCTCACCTTGGTTTCGTCATCCCGCGTGCTCTTGGTCATGGAGCACACCTTCACTTTGGCGAGGATGTAGAAGTCGCCCTCGGGGAGGTCGGGGATGTCTTCAAGGTCGCTGATGTAGAGCGATGGGTAGGACTTCTTGCCCTTCTCCTTCTTGTCGGGGGGCGGGCAGCAGGGGCCGGAGTCATACTCGCGGCCAAGATCAATCATGTCGGTGGTATCCATAAGGCTTTCAGAGTAGAATTGCTACGAGGGCGGCAAGGGTAAATAGAGCCAAGGCCACGTGCCAAAGCTCGATCTTGGCGCGCGGACTCAGGCCGCGACGGGTGGGGGGTGTAGGGTCGGCGGGCATGGCGCGTATCCGCTAGGCCGATACCTCGATGGTCCAGTATTGCGCGGGCGGGTCGATGGCACCGCCGGTCGTATTGAGCACGCGCAGCTCAACGTTGTCGGTCGTGAGCACCGGCGGCAGCACGACGAGGCCGGACGGAAGGGCGCTGGTCGGGGTGGCCCGAACACTCATGCCGACAGAAACCAGCGGCACGGTGACGTTCACGCTGCCCTCAGCGCCCGCCGCGATGCTGCCGAAATCTACGCTCAGGCGCCGGTAGCGGATGCCGTTGAGCACGCGGATCAATTGGTCTCGGATCATCTGGTGGCCGAGGGTGGAGAAATGCACGCCGTCGCCCTGCAACGTGGTCGAGGGGCTAGCAATGTCGGAGAATAAATAATAGGCGTCCGCGTAATCCACGCCAGCGGTTCGCGCGGCAGCGATGCCGGCGTTTGAGTAGGCGGTGTTCTTAGTGCTATTCACGCTCGAGCAATAAGGGACGCCAAGAATCACCACGCGCCGGCCCGTCGCGAGCACAGCGGTCGCAACGTTGCCGATGTTTGTTTGATAGTTTGTGATGACAGTCGCGTTTCCGTTCGTGGTCGCGTCAGTCAAAATCATATCGTTAGTCCCGGTTGCGAGAATAACGACACTGGCACTCGGTCGATTTACCGCATTAACTTGGATATCCACCAAGCGCGGAATAATTGCCACCGTATCGCTAGTTCGTCGTCCGGGCATGGAGCCGTTCACCTCACGGAGCCCAAGCCGGCGGCTCAACAACACCGACCAGCGAGTAGCGTTCGCCCCTAGCCCGAATCCGTTTGAGTCGCCTACTACATTTAGCGCGGCAGAGCAGGGCTGCGGACGGACCGCGTTGACGAAATCCATCGCGGCGCGATTCAGAGAAAGCGCCTGAGCGTCGGTAAGGGCAGAGCCGACGCTGAAAAAATGCAGGGTGCCGGTCGTGGTGTATGGATTGTTGTCCGGGGCGTGCCCACGGAGCAGTAGGATTTCCGCGTTGAGATTTACAGAGGTAGGCGTCGAAGACCCGCTAGATTGAATCGACCCATCGGCGCACGCGACCAATCCGCCCACCCGCCCAGACCACGTGATCGCCCGCACGGTGGTATCCGCAGCGCGACCGTAGGTATTGCCGTCATATCGGGTGAGGCCATAGGAATCGCCCGGCGACCACACGGGTTTCGAGTCTGCACCAGCGGGCGTGGACCCGATGATGTTTGCGACGTTGGAGAAACCGCCGGCAGCAACGCAGCAAAAAGAGAGGTTGCTGCTAGAAAGACCGAGCGCGGTAGGTATCACTCCAGTGGATACGAACTGAGTTCCGGTGCCGACTAGGCCACCCTCTTGGGTGTAGTTCCCGGGGACAAAATTGGTGCCGGCGGTCGTCACCCCATCCGTGTTGATCGCCTGCGCCAACGCGACCGCAAGGCTACTGCCGCAAAACGGGAGGATGAGCTTTTGAAGCGCGAACCATCCATCACGCTTTCCGGTCACAACAAGGCGGTCATAAGCCTCCAAGACAAAGGCGTCGATGGATGATCCTGCCGCAATCACGCGCGCCTCGTAATCGAGCGTCTCGACCTGAAAGCCGCGCACCTGAGCGGCGACATGCCGCCCCGTGGAGCCGAGCGTCGCCACGCCGTTCGCGGCGCCTTTCTCGGAGGCGGGGATGGCGCCGATGGCGGAGAGCGCAGTGGCTTGATCCTCGGACGCAAGAACCTCAAGACCGACTGTCCCGGTCGTTAGGTCTGTTCCTCCCTCTTGGGCTAGCTGATTGTTGTTTGCCGCGACTCGCGCAGCAATCGCATCAACCGGATCAGAGGCGACGTAGGCAGCCGCAGTAGCACCAGCTTCAACCTGATCGGCAAGGGTGAGGCGAAGGTTTTCCGCCGGGGATTTGAGGGGGTTATAGACGTAGGACATTTGAATCAGAAGGGACGAGGGTTATGGAGAGTCAACCACCCACACGGGCTCACCGTTTACATACGTGAGAACGGCGGGATAGGGAGCGCGCCAGCCGGTGCCGTCGTAGCGCCATGAGCGGTCGCCGGACGTGAAACTTGGTCGAGGACCGGGGAGCTTGGGAAGTTTAGGGCCATGATTAGTAATCCGAAGAGATGTAAACTTTTGCAAAGTCGAGGTTGTCCTCAGTCGAAACGCCGTTGCGCGCCTCGCCCTTGAACGCCAGCGCAGTGCCCTCGGCAGGAATGTTCGTGGATACGCTCGAATCATAAACCACCACTCCGGTGCGGATGTTCACGATTAGAACGAAAATCTGCGAGCTAGGCCCCGGAGGGCAGAACATAATCAGATCGTATCCATCGGTCGTGTTGCGGGCAGCGTTGGTGCCGAGGTCAACCTTGGTGGCTGTGCCCGATCCGTCGTTGTGCATCAGGAACCAGTTGCCTGTGGTCGCATCGGTCGAGTCGTGGCCCATTCCAATCATGTGAACAAGGAGCGACGGCTCGTTATTCAACGTGGTGATCTGCTGACAAAGGCCGATGAACTTATGGCTACTGGCCGCGTTGATATTGGTGCCGAACTGCGCGCGAAAAAACCACCCGCCCGCGCCCGCCGTGGCCGAGCGCACCCATTGGGTGTAAGCCGTGCGCATACCCGTCGCATTGCCCGCCGTGGTGTTAGTCTGGAACCGCTTCTTCAAAACGGTAAACCAGAGGTTAGTCGAGTTCGCCACTTGGGCGACCGACACCGTATTCAACGTGGTGATCGTGCCTCCGAGGACCGTAGGAGCATTGGAGCCTGAGGACGCAGAGACGATAAATACCGCGTTACCCGATAGCGACTCTTGCAGGATCGCGCTGATACCAGACGGCCCGATGAACTTCGGCATGAGCCTCCCCGCCAGCGACCGAGCATAGAGTAGCAGGCCACCGGCAGCCGGTGCCGAAGGCTCAGAGGCGACGGCGACGAGTCGCAGGTTGCCGCTTTCGATCTCGACGTTGGCAGCACCACCAAAGGCGCCAGCGTTGTTAAATTGGATTTCCCCGGTCGTGCCGCCCGGCGAACCGCCGCCGCCACCCGGAGGCGCTGCGAAGGTGCCGTCCGCGCGCAGGAAGTTGGTGGTGCCGCCGCCAGAAGCGGGGACCAAGCCCGCGTTGCCGCTGCTCATTAGCGGGAGCGTCGCGTCCGTGCCGGTGTCGCTGGCGATTACGCGGGTGGCCGCGTCGTAGGTCAGATTAGTCCCTGCACCGCCACCCGCCGCCGCAATCGTGAGCGTCCGGGTTGCGCCTGATCCAGCGGGCGTGATCGTGATATTCGTGCCAGCCACAAGCGCCGCCTCGGTCTGCGCTCGGGATGCGCTGTTGAAATCCGTGCTGTCAGCGGCGACGTGAGTGTGCGAGGTGTTGGCCTTGCCCGCGAGGCCCGAGTCGAGTTCCGCCTGCGTGGCCATGTCCACGGCGAATCCCGGATTCGGATATGTGCCCGAGAGCACGCCACCCGCTCCGCCAGAGGGAGGCAGCGAAGAGGGAGCGCCGCTAAGGTCGGAATACGCACCAGAGGTGGCCACGGTGGCCAGCCCGGTGATCGTGCTAACCGCCTGCGTGCCGGTGTGGTTCGCGCGGGCGAGGAGGGTCGCGTCGGGCGAGTTGGCCGTGGCGCCGGTAGCGATGCCATCCAGCTTCGTTTTATCCGCCCCCGTCAGCACACCCGCCAAAGAGGTGGTGGCCGCAGGCAAAACGGCGTCCGTCCCGGTGCTGCTTTCAACGGTTACGGTAGTGCCACCTCTGGTAAATGTAAGGTTGGTCGCTCCGCTGCCCCCGCCAGTCTGGTCCACCCACGCCGTCGCGTAGTCAGCCCCGCTAGTCTTGGCCAACACCTGCCCCGTAGTGCCGCCCGTAGGCACGCCAGCCGGGCACTGAGGGCCAGCGGGGCATTGAGGACCCGCTGGACCAGCAGGGCCGGCAACGCAGACCTGGTTCACCGCGCTCACCCACACGGGCTCACCGTTTACATACGTGAGAACGACGGGACAGGGAGAAATGGAAACGGAGGGCGGGGTGCAGGTGATGGGCACGGGCTGGGGCTGGGTGCCGCCACGGTCGGTGCAGTCGCAATCAGGCTGGCCGGTAGAACTATTGCACCCGCAGCTCATTCGCCCTCCCTCTTCACCTTCCGAATAGCTTTTACCACCCAGTAAACCCCATAGGCAACGCCACCCACGGCAGCTCCAAGAGCGGCGATGCAACCGAACAAGGTAGTCGCGCGCTCAATAAGAACGAAAATCCCCGTGGCACCGGAGGCGGCTCCGACAGCATGGGCGGCTTGTGGGGGAACGGTGTCGATCATTTGCTGGATGCGGCTCATCGTTGCGGGAGGATAGGGTTTACAAGACTTTTTTCACATCACGGATGTAATTGCTGTGGGCGTAGACACCGGCAATCACAACGAATAGGAGGGCCACGCCCACCACCCACGGATGCTGCTTGGTGAAATCGTAGGCTTGCATCATGGCGAAGACTGATCCGCCAGCCGCAATCAGCGCAAAGCCGATGCGCGGGCCAAGGAAGGGCACTTGCGCCGCGAGGAAGAACGAGGCCACACCAGCCGCCACCAAGAGAGCGGAAAGCCCGTATCCGCCAAGTCGCAGGTAGCGGTCAGTCTTTTCCAGCGCATCCTTCAGTTGCTTGGCCAGCGAAGCGTTCTCTTGCTTTAGCCCGGCAATCACCCCGTCCCGCGATTTTAAGGCCACCTCATACTCAGCCACTATCTTCTCCACGTCCACTGCCGGATTGGCCGCTATTGCGGCGCGTTGGGCGTCTGTGTGCGGCTTGGCCAACGGGGCCACGGCATCAATCTTATCCGCCTCCTTGAGCACCACCTCATCCTTGGCCTTCTGCCCAGCCACCACGGGGCCGGAGACGGGGAGCGGCACGGGTTCTGGTATGGGCTTGCGTCCATTGCAGCCGGACAGCGAGAACGCTATCAGCGCCATCACGGCAAGAAAGAAGACAGTGAAGGCGGGGCGTGGCATACTCAAGCGGTGTATTGGCAGAGCGCCCGGACGCGGGCGTGATGGGTTCCAAATCCGCCCGTTGGGACACCAAGCGAAACAAGCAACTTTTCCAGCGCAGCACTCTCTGTGTCCGTGCTCAAAATGCCGGGATCTGGCGCGCCAACCTCCGACGCATAGAGGATGCAAAACTCCTTTACAATCTCCCCGCCCGGCCCCTGTGCATCCCCGCCCAACTCCACCAACATCTGCCGCACGTAGAACTGCCACGGACACCCGCCAAGCACTGCCTGCGTAGAGCCCATGTCAGACAACAAATTACTCGCCGTCTTCATCCAGAGGACAGGCGTAGTATCTGAAGGCGTTGGCGACAGTGACATTGCACCTAGCGTCCACACATCGCGTGCTTGGCAAGCATAAAGTGCGGGCGAGGGCAGCAAAAGAAAAAGGGGCTCCCGAAGGAGCCCCAGAAATGCCTACCTCAACTATTTCTAGTTTAGGCGCTGACAGTCTCGCACGGCTGCGAACTCGCCCAGCCTCCGCCGCAGCGTTGGATCATGATCGGCACCACGGCATGGGGCGTGACGGGGTGAATCGAGCGGGCAATTCGGTAAATAAAATTACCGACATCGCCGAATTTGTTGCAGTCGCTCTTGACGTTGAACCACTCAATCTGGCCGCTCCAGAACTGCGGGCCAAACTTCATAAGAGCCTCACCGGCATACTGCTTGGGGATGTTGTATTTGAAGGCACCCTTGTAAACAAGGAAGCCAAGCTCATACGGAGCATCAACCCAAGCCTGATTGGCGGTGCGGATAACACCATTGTCAGTGACGGTATTAACGTAGGGCTCAATGAAGATCGGATTGCCGTTACCATCAAGGGTGGCGAACCGCTTATTCTTGTGGTCGATGGCGAACTTGATGCCGCGATAGCTGGTCTCCACGAAGGCAAATTTCCAGAGGTCGGACTTCTCCTTGCCGAAGGAGCCCTGAACCGCGAGGTTGTAATCGCCCTTGAGGGACGTATCGTTACGCAGAGTCTCGACAGCATCCGAGGAGCCGATGAAAACCGAGTGGGCCTCATTGCCAGCACCAAAGAGCTGAACCTGCATGTTCTCCTTGATGTAGGTGTCGATCTTGCGTAGGAGGGGCCACGAGAGATAGCCGGTGGGGAGACCGCCCGGATAGTTCACATCAACCTGCCACTCACCGCCAGTGGCGATGTCGGCCAGAGAGGTGGCCGTAGCCGAAAGGCGCACCTTGAAGCCGGAACGCTGGGAATAGACATTGGAGATGTCCTGGCCCTTGATTTCGGTGATGGCCTCCCTCAGACGAATCTCCGCGTCGCGATACATGCCGATGACGGTGGAGCGTGCGTTGGCGAGACAGATTTTCGGCCCCTCACCAGCAAGCTGCTGGAGGACGGAATCGTATTGAGTGGAACCAAACTCGGCAACGGGGCCGGTGGGGTTACAGCCGCCGAGAAGGGTCTCGAACTCGGGGGCGGCGTAAGACTGATTCGTGACCATGCGGCCCGGAGTCAGCGTGCGGAGGGTGTCACCTTGGTTGTTCTCAACGGTGCCACCTTCGATGGTGTTGGTCCAAGGGGAATTGACTTTTTCGTAAGCGGAAACGGTCAGTTGATACTGAGGAATCTGATGGGGGATTTGCGTGTTAAACACGTCGGGGGTGCAATCAGCGGCCATTGTGGGAAGAATCTAACGTATCTCTTCCGCGACTCCCATTCAGAGGAAACACAGCACAGAGCGGAGCGCGGGCTTTGACTCTCTTGCGCTGCTTTGCTCTGTGCGGGGGAGCTGTCTATCGCACGTCTTACTGGAACGACTCGTAAGGGTTTTTTACGTTCCTATGTGTGCCGACTTTAGGGCTAGGTTGCCGCTGTCAACAACTTTTTACGGACATCTTGCTGAATGATTTCCAGCTTTGCGCCATGAACAAGCGCCGGGTAAATGTCTTGGCCGTAAAGCGGATTGGATGGGCCGGGATAACGCTTCGGTTCCCATATCTGCTCCGGGCCAGTGTAGGGGTTCTCGGGCATACCCCAGCGGTAGCAGGACATGATGAGGCGGGATGCGTGGCCGTCTCGTTGCATGGCGGGGCCGAACTTGGCGTCCCAACCTATGCGGCCCGGTGGCGTGAAGATGTCTCGGTTCTTGCGCCAGAAGTCTCGGTGGAGGAGACAGTTTCCGTTGATGTGCTTGCAGCCGTAGTCGTCGGCCTCAAACCACGATCCATTCACCATCTTGCCCGAGGCGTAGGTCTCTTGGACTATCTCCTCTAACCATGTCAGGCGCGTGGGGAGGCAGTCGGCTTCGGTGAGGAAAAGGTAGTCGTAGTCCCAGCCGTCTTTGTGGGCGCGGTTCTTTTCCACGAAGAAGGTGTAGATGTCCGCAAACATGGCGTTGCACCCAGCAGGCCAGTTTACTACACGCCTACGTGTGGTGTGTGTCCAAACATTAAAGCGCCTTGCGCAATACAGCTCCAATTCATTATCGCGAGGCACGTCAAAGCGGTAGGCGATGAGCAAGTCGGCCACCTCGCACTTGTTCCCACGAAGGTCCGCGTAGAGGCGGAGGAGGCTCTTGCCCAGCGTTACGTCGTGGGGGGAGAGTTGGACGCAGAGCAATACCTTCTTCATTGCTTGGAAAGATACTCTTTGCGTGCCGCGATGCACATGTCACGTGCAACGGGGGTCTTGATGGCATGCACCATCATTGCCCCGTTCTCGGCAATTTGCTGGCGCATTACGGCGATTCCGTGGGCGGTCTTAGTCTCACACGAGGCTCCGTGACGGAATGGCTTTAATTCAACGCCCGCGTTCACGGCCATTGTCACCATCGACCAATCAATGAATGGGGTGATTGGGCAAACGCGGTTCTTGCCGTAGTTGTCCACCATCGCTTGCAGGGCTTTTCGGCCAAGGAAGTAGGGCGGCTGACTGGCGAGAATCGGGTAGCCGGCATGATAATCCTTAGGCCACGTAATGCCTTCCCGCGTTTCGCCCGGCTTGCGAAAGTCGTCCACGAGGTTGGACCAGAGCACGTTCTCTTCGGCGTAAAGGTAATCGGGCAGCTTGGCATCAAGGCACACGCTGTCCGAATCATTCATCAGGAAAAACTCAAAGGGCGTTCCGTCCGTTTGCTTAAACTCAAGGAGCTGGCGCATCTGAATGAACTGGCGGTCAAGACTTGCTTGGCCGATGTAGGCGCGTTGTCCCGACTCAAACCAGCACCAATGCAGACCGAAGCCGGTGATTGGCGCGTCCGAAGGCGACATCACCACCACTGGACATTGGTGGTGCTCATACAGTTTTTGCAGGGTGAGCAACTGGTCTTTATCGCCCGCGTAACCGTGAACGGAAACTAACGTGTTGGGATTCATTCAGGCGTTTTGGCTGGCGACGTAGGCTTGCCAAGTCTTTTTGAGACCGTCCTCAATGCTTATCTTAGGTTCCCAATCGGTAATGGATTTCAGTCGCTTTGTGCAGAAGGTCTTTTTTTCGATTCCGACTGGGGCATCATGCCTCCACACCACAACGGGCGGGGTGCCGGCGACGGAGAACAGGGTGGCCACAAGCTCGGCTATGGTAGTGCCTTGGCCCGGACCGATGTTCACAAGGTCATGGAGTGTCTTGCTCGCAAGGACAGCGTGGATGGCGGAGGCGGCATCGTCCGCGTGCAAAAACTCACGGAGTTGATTCCCGCTTCCCCAAACAACGAATGGCTCACCCGTGGCCTTGCTTCGGTAGAGTTTGTTGATGAGTGCCGGGATGACGTGGGCGCGGTCTAGGCCATAGCTGTCGTTGTGCTCGGCATATAGGTTGCATGGAGCAACGGTCGTCCAGTTGAGCCCGTGCTTCTCCTTGTATGCCTTTACTAGTCGCCACCCCGCAATCTTTGCGATGGCGTAGGCTTCCACATCAGGCTCCAGTGGCCCATGCATCACCCACTGTTCACTTACTGGAACCGGAGCCGTCTTCGGATACATACAGGATGTTCCGACGAAGATGAGGTTTTGCACCCCATGCTCAAAGGCTGCCGCGAAGACTGCGTTCTGTATCTTGAGGTTTTCGTGCAGGAAGCCAATGGGGTCGGCCTTGTTGGCCGCGATGCCCCCTACCTTGGCAGCGCAATGAATGACGGCCTCCGGCCGAAGTTCGGCCATTGCGTAACGGGCGTTCGCCAGTGAATCGAGTCGGAGGTTGGTGGTGACTACCTCGTGCCCGGTGTTCTCGTAGAAGCGAACGCAGGCTGATCCGAGAAGTCCGCGATGGCCAGTAATAAAAATTCGCATGTTAGACGTAGCGTTTGACTGGACCCTTCATCTTGAGCGGAGCCTCGGGGTTTGCGGGGTCTTTCTTCCGCTGGGGCTGCCAGAACGGGGAGATGCCCTCGATGTCGTGGTAGCGGTTGTGCTGGATGTGGTCAGTCAAGAACTTGGCCACCCACTGATGGGCTTCGGGGGTGCCGCCGACGATGGAGCCGGGGCAGGCTTTCTCCATCGCCGTCCATGCGGGGTGCGTGGTGATGAAGGTGTTGTAGCCGGTGCCGAGGCCGGTTTGTGTGAAGGTCTCTGTCTTCCCGTAGGTGCCGGGATGATATTCCTTGCAGCGGGACGTAGCCGCCCATGCGTTGCCAAGGGAGTTTTTCTTGCTCACTTCCATCACCTTTACGGCGTCGGGCTGTATGAACACGTCTTCGTGGGCAAGGATACCGATGCCGTCACCGCGCGTGGCCCACGCCAACTTGGCCAGCATCTCTTTGAGGGAGGCCGGGTTGTTCTGCGGCGTGATGAAGTCCACGTTCGCCACCTCGCCAGCAAGGTCGCTGGAGCGGTTGAAGAGGAAGACAGAGCGTGAGACGGCCCGCCAACTCTGCGTGGCATTGAGCACAGACTTGCTGGCCGACGTAACGACGGACACCGTGGCCGCGAACTTGGGCTCGGGCTTGACGGGAAGATAGGGTTGGAATGGGGTCATTTTGAAATTGATGCTCGAATTACATTCTTGAGGTCACGCATACTGCACCAAAGACCATTATCTGCGCGCTCGGTGTCATCTCTGGCCAAGACTTGCCGGATGACCTCCTCCTCGGAAACCACCCCCAAAACGCGCAGGCGAGATACGCTCATTGAGAATGGAAACATTCCATAGTGCCAGCGATAGGTGAGTTCGGCTAATAGCTTGGAAAACGAGAGAACTTGCTTCGCGCCTGCGGTTGTGCGGAGCGGCGTAACCGCACTCCAAATTACAAAATACAGCGATTGCTTTTCACTAAGCCACTGACGAATGGCTTTTCTGATTCTTTTCATGATGTTATTGGCCGGGCATATATACATATTCGCCTACGTGCCCGCATTTGATGTCTGAGTCGAGATAGCACTTCACGCCCACTTCTTTGGCACGTGAGCAAAACGCCGAGTCCTCGCCCTGATGGTTTAGGCGGGGGAGGAAGTAGCCGTAGTAGTCGCCCGGACCACCAGCCTGGCCACGTGGCATGATGTCCTTGAAGCGAGTGGGCGCGGCGTCCTTGATCTTCTGGAACACTGAGCGGTGGACGCGGATGAAGCCCGTGGCAATCCAGTCTACTTCATGCAGACCAGTGAGCGTGCCGTTCTTTGCTTGGTCTCGGGTGAAGTTGCCGCCGAACACCATCGGGTTGCGCCCCTTTCCGCGTGCCGTGTAGAGCCCACCCACGATGCCGATTTCGGGGCCGTGGGACATGAGCTTGCCGATACCGTGAACACGCCCCAATCCAGCAGGAACACCCTCCCCGCAGAGGTCTAGGACGTGGCGCTCGTAGGCTCCTTCGTTTCCGTAGGGGATGAGCATGTCGTCATCCACCATGATGAGGTATTCGGCGTCTCCGCGCATGAAGACGTTGGCCACTTGGGAGCGGGCGCGGTGTATCTCCGTGGCCTTGGGGGCGCGGATGAGCCCAATCTTGTCGGGGCCATACGAGGCGTAGTTGGCGTAGAGCGCGAAGTGAACATCGGCGTTGATGTTCCGGTAGGCCATGAGTGCCACGGCTACCTTCTTGCCCTTCCACTGTGTAAGCGGAAGGGCGTCTGGTTCTTGGTCGGACATGGTTTACTCTCCGCTGCCAATCGCAGCATCAAGGGCGCTGCCGCCGTCGCGGGTGAGGAGGGATTGCAGGTCAAGGGCCTGCTTCTTGGCCGGGGGCGTGGCACCGACAGCGCGGGCGTTCGTAGCGGGCGTGGAGCGTCCACCATTGCGCACCTTGTCCAACTCTGCCTCGCGCTCTTTAAGCTGTGTCTGAAGCTGGGCAATGAGGGCATCCTTGGCCGCGAGGCGCTTGGCCGTCACGGGAGCCTTCGCAGCCACCTTCGCAGCCTCAAGCAACTCCTCTTGCGTCGCCGTAGAGAGGAACTTGACGAGGCGGTTGCGGGCTTCCGCACGCTCGGCTTTGTCCTCACCCTCTACGTCCTTGAGGTCTTCGTCGTTTGCGAACTGCGCATCCACCCAATCCTTCACCTTCTTCTTGTTCGCCTCTTGGGCGGCGGTGAGCTGGGCTTGCTCCTCTTGCTGCTTCTTGGAGAGGCTGGCGAAGTGGTCCTTGGCGCGGGCGCGTTCGGATTCAAGGTAGGCTTGCTTCTGGATTTCCAGCTTGGACTGCTCGCCCACGAGGGATTTGACGGTCTCGCGGTCGGTGAAGTTCATGCGCTTCAGCCAATCGTCCACGACTTCGGAGGCGGAGATGGTGACGGATTCGCCGTTCTCGTCCTTGACCTGATAGGTCTTAGGGCTTTTGGCGAACGCAGCTAAACCGCCGTGCTTCTGGATTTCAGCAAGCGTGGCGTCACCGAGTCCGTAGCCCTTCAGCGTGGAGGCAATGCGCTCCTCTGCCAACTTGGCGGGCTTCACAAACCGCTCCTCAATCTCGGGCAGACGCTCCACCTCGTAGAGGCGCTTGTATTGCAGGAGTTCGTCCTCAATCACCTTGGCCTTGGCGGCGGTTTCCTCGCGGGCTTTCTTGAGGTCTTCGAGTTCCTGCGTGGCGGCGGGGGTGAGCTTGGACTTCTCCTCCAACTCCTTGATGCGGGCCTCGCGCTCGGACGCCGCCTTCTCCATCGCGGCAGCCTTTTCCTCGGCAGTCTTCCACTTGGAATGAAGGGCCTTGAAGCGGGCCTGCGTCTTGGGCTTGTCGTGGGGCGAGGGAGCAAGCTCCTCATCTGTCACGGTGTCCTCGGGCTTGGGGCCTGCCGGTTTGGCGTCGGCGGGCTTGGCCTCGGGGGCGGGCGTCTCAGCCTTCGGCTTCTCCTCGGCTACGGGGGGCTGCTCCTTCTCCTTCTCGGCGGCGGCGGTAATCGCGGCATCCAATGCACCAGCGAGGTCAAAGGAGATTTCGGGGGACGAGCCCTGTTCAGACGCGGGAGGCGTGTTGGCGTTGTCCACTTGGGCGACTGGCGGGGGCGCGTCGGTGGGTTCGGTGATGATGGGGTCTGCCATAAAAGTGTCTTACTGTTCGCGGGGCGCTTGGCGCTCTAGGGTTTGCGTGGCGTCGGGGTCTTCCTTCTTCACCGGATGGGTGGCGAGGGCTTCCCATATCATGCGGAGGCTGTAGCGGTAGCCGTCCACCATGCCGGCGTGGTAGGTCATAATGTGAGCGGAGGGGTCAAGCGCCGTGATTGGCATGAGGTCATTTAACGCCTCAAGACCCTCTTGGCCTTCCTTGCTGAGAAGGAACTTGCGCCAAGCGTCGATGGTTTTACGCGGGAGTTCTGTTGCCATGGTTATGCGTATTAAGCCCAAGGGTTCTTTGCGCGAGCCGGAGCCTTTGTCTTGAACAATAGGCTAAACGCGGTGGGGACCCATGCCCACAAACAAAGCAACAAGTAGTCGTCGCAATAAATCAGGCGACAAGTCCCGTTTTCCTGACGATACAGGTGGGACACTTTCATACGAAGCAAGCCGGTGCTCCAGTCCCAAATGAAGTTGGTTTCCTTGAATCTCATGGTTATTGTGCCGGCGAGTTTGCTGTTCTCGCGCGGCCTGTCAACGGGGTTTATGCTCGAAAGAATGGCAGGCGCTCAAGCTGCCTCAGCACCCATCGCTTTCGACGGAAAACAACCATCTTACGCTGCATAGCGGGATGAACCTTCGGCATTGCGTGAGCAGTTGCCGTTGTTTCCGATATCGGGGCGGGGCATTCGCCGTGCATCCAGTGAGTCTGCCCGCATTTGTAGCAACGGGTGTGTCCGCTATACATGGTAAAGCTATGGCTGTGGCTGAGCCTGCTGCTCCATAGGCATGCCTTGCCGCGCCATAGCTTGCTGCTGGACGGCGAGTGCCTGTTGCTGCGCAGCCAGAGACTCCTGAATGGCCTTGTCCACCGTGGCGATGAAAGACTTCTCTTCGTTGCCTTCGTTGCCGCCCCACAGCTTGTTTGCCGTAGCTGCTGCCCAGTGTGCGGATAGATGATCCAGTCCTAGCTTGAGGTTTTGCGGGGCGACGGAGTTCGTCTCCATAGCCTTAACCATGAGGCCCTTTAGCACACGATAGTGGGGAATGTGTGGGTCGGAGGGAGCCACCGGAACCGGCACGCCATTGAGGAAGCTGTTGGCCTCAAGGATTTGTGCCCGCTCTGCGACCACCATCTGCTCGTTATTGGCGGAATCGTCCATGACGATGGCTTGGGCGAAAGAGGCCCCGAGCGGGCTGGCCATAGTCTGTGCCGCGAACTGTTGGTTGAAGAGTTGGTTGCCGAGCACGGAACCGGCGAACTGCGCGCGCTGGACGGCGCGATACTCCGTGAAGTCAATCACCGTCTGGACAGCGGGCTGGTCACGGAGCACGTCAATCTCCTCCTCGGTGAGGCGGAGTAATAGCTTCTTGCGTAGCTTCTTCACCTCTGGGAGGGGGCTGTCTTTGCGTGTAGCGCGGCGCGTCATAGCGTGCGCGAGCACGGCGAACTGCGTAAGCCAGTTATCGAGGTTGGTGTTCTTCACCTCCTCCTCTTTCTGCATGGCCGCGTTCACCTGTGCGGCCTTGATGTCCGACGCCTGAAGCGGGATGGGGGGCACGTATTGCCCGACCTTCTCCGTGGCGTAGCGTTCCATCTCGGCGGAGAGGCGGATGTAGGCTTCGGGGCTCGGGGCGATGCCGCCGACGTTCTGCGCGAAGTTGGCCCCCGTCACCACGATCATGTCGTCAAGGTTCTGCACCTTCACCTGATTGATGTTCTTGGCCTCCGGCACCTGCAACCGCTGCTTGTTCGTAAGCCGCATGTTGTCGATGGAGTCGTTGCGCAGCTTCTCCACCTGCTGGGCCATGTCGAAAAGGAGTTGGCCCGCGCCCCACGCACCGTGAATCGTGCCGTCCCCGTAGGCGAAAACGATGGGCACGCAACTATCAAACATCGTGTCCGTCTCGTCCAGCTTCTCAAAGAGCAAGCCGTCGCCGCCGTCTGTCATTGCCACGCCGTTCTGGCTGTCGTCCCACAAAACGTAGTGGCTAACCTTCCCCGTCACTTCCTTGGCGAAGAGGTGGATGGTTTCGATGACCTTGTAGCCCTTGTTGTAGTCGTAGCGGTAGGCACCCTGCCGGACTAGTTCTGCGAAGGTGCGGTATTCCGGCTCCTCTGTGTTTGTGGTGGCCGGGGCGCTGGCGTTGTTGATGGCCTTGACGCAGGCTTCTTCTTTCCATTCTTTGCGCCCGGCGTCCTTGTTGGCCTTTAGGAGGGCTAGGAGTTCGTGGGGCTTATACTGCCATCGCACCATGAAGAACTGCGGCTCATCCATTACCTCCGTGCCCTTGGGGACAAAGCCCTTGTCCTGACGCACCAGCTTCGGCTTCCACTCGTATTCGTCAAAGTAGGCGTTGAAGCAGTAGCCGAGTTCAGCCACCTCTTGGGCCATGCCCTGAACGTAGAAGTTCCATTGAGGCCACGAGCGGATGAAGTCCGTCATGCACTCACGGAACCATTCCGTCTTCTTGGCACCATCCGGCCACGGGGAGCCGTCTTCTTTGTAGGCGGGGAGGCTGGCGGCGGTGAGATACTTGGCGGTCTTTACCGGCTGGATGAAGCGGGGGACGAGGCGCGCAATCTGCGTGGCCATGAAGCCCGTGGAGACGTTGGACTTCCACCCCTTGTTCTGGTTATTGAGCTTTTTCTGGTCTTGTGGCCGTCGCCCATTTCTTAGTTCAATAATCTTGGCGGCATTGGCTACGAGAACCTTTGCGTCCTCACGCAGGTTCTCCGCTACGGCGTAGGCTTGGCCGGGGGAGGTGATGACGCGCTGCTCCGATTCTAGGGAGGGCGTGATTTCGGGTTCGTTGCCTAGGGCTTCGCCTTGCGCACCAATCGTGTCGAGTTCCATAGCCACCAAATTGTGGGTTTAGTGGCTCTGGCAAGGGGAAATTGCTACGTTTCCCTTAGTCGAAAGCGGAATATGTGCGGGACGGGGCGTGGTAGCGCAGCTTCTTGAAGCAAATCTTCTGCCCGATTCGGTTCTTGAAGAGATACATGATGGCGTCGTGGTCGCCAGCCTTCTGCAATGCGTTCATGTCTCCCTCTTGATTGGCCCTCTCCTTCGATTTGTTTCGCCAGATGGATATGCCGTTGTGTGCCGCCGCCACGATGCCTTGCCCGCCAAGGATATTGTGGCCCTCTGGAACGTTCTCCTCACCCTTCCCACCCTTGGCGTCGGCGTGCGCAACAAGAACGTGGTGGCAGTTGTTGCGAACCGAGAACTTGGCCCCCATCTTAGCCACGTCTTCCTGCCCGCCCCAATCGTCTTTTTGGACGAGGAACATCAAGGAGTCGGTGACGAACCGCTTGCAGTCAAAACGGCGAAGGGCGTAAGCGTAGTCGTCAAATAGCTCCGTGTAAGACATCTTCCGGTCGTCGCACGCTTCAATAAACCACAGCTTCTCCGCGAACCACTGAATCTCTATGGCCACCTCGTCTGGTTTTGGCGGGCGTCCCAGCTTGATTGCCAGCAACTCAAAGAGCATATCGTGCGGAGGAATCTCAAACGAGGCGATGCACACCCGCTGGCCCTTCTTCATCTCCGCAAGCATGGCTCCGTATAACCACGCAGACTTCCCATGGAACGGATAGCCCGTCAGAACCGTGCTTTCACCGTCTCGAAAGTCCCACGGCACCCCTCGGATAAAGAAGTCGGGCTGCTGCTCGACGGAGTGGAATCGTTCAGCGCGTGCGATGAGCCCCTTCTGGTAGGCCGTCGCGGCTTGAATCGTGGGCGGGTCAAAGGTCTTGGCCTCTGCTATCCATGCGCCCACCTCAATGGCCCGCTCGTCCCCGCAGTTCAGCGCCTCGTTGGCATCCTTGCTGGGGGCTGGAACACGAAGCCGGAAGCAGCGGGCGCGGCCAAGACGTTTCGCAGCCTCCTCTGCTCCTTTGTCCCCGGCATCGTCGTTGTCGAACAGCAGGTAAATCACCTCAAACTGAAGCAGGGCGTCAAAGTCGTTGTCGATCCACGTCATGTTGGACGCGCCAGCGGGAAGACTCAGGACCGGGTATGGCGCCCCCATCTGCGCCACGGACATGGCATCCCATTCGCCCTCGGTGATGATGATGCCTCGCGTCTCCTGCGTGACCAGCCACCAGCCCCAAAGGGTGTAGAATGGGGGCGTGCTCCAAATGTCCTTTTTTCCCTTCTCGTCTTTCTTGATGCCCGTGCTTTTGAGGAAGGCGGGCTCGCCAGCGGGCGTGTAGAACTGAAAGCCAACAAAGTCGGTGTTGATCGCGCTCTTTCGCTCGTGGCTGCGAACTCGGTAGGTCTTCAGCGTCTCATCCTTTATGCCGCGCTCCTCGTTGGCGTATTTAACCGCAGGCGTCTTGGAGATTGGCTTTAGTTCCGCCTTGTTGAACCCCGTAGGCTTAGCCCGTGCCACTGCCGGTTTCACGGACGTTACCCCAAGGAACTTTCGTGCCTCGTCCAGCGCGTCTTTAAAGGAGCATCCGCGAACGGCCATGACTAAATCGAAGATGCCGCCTTTTCCGAAACCACCGAACTCTTGCCAAAGGCCCGCCTTCTGACCGGAAAGCACGATTTTAAGCGATTCTCCGGGTGCCCCCGTCAAATCACCCACACACCACTCATTGCCCTTCTTTTTGCCGTTTGGCAGCAAATGACCGAGGAAGGCCAGCATTTGTCCGTTCAAGCGATTTCTTACTTCTTGTGCATCCATGTTGGGTTATTCGTCAAAGTTGTTGCCACGAAGCGCGTGCCAGCGAACGGCACCAGAAACGTCACGCGGAGGCGAGGACATTGTGAGGAGCTGCTTGTCACTGTATGTTTTGCTGGCGGTTATTTCGATTTCCATAGGTTCCTTGCGCCCGCGTTTGGGATGAAGTTCCGTGGCCGAAGGCGAAGGGATTGAAACTCCGATGACCTTCTGAGGGATTGGCTCTCTGTCATAGTCTTCTTTGTTGTTTGTCTTCTTTGTTCTGGAAGCCGCCAATTTGGCGGGATGGTATGCCGCCAATTTGGCGGCATGGTCCTTTTCCGCCTCTTGGATGCGCTCGCTAGTGAGGTGAAGGATACCGCCCTCGTTCAATCGGTAGCTTTTCTTCCGGCTAAACTTGCCCTCAAGTTGCGCAGACACAATCAGGCTGCCTTGTTCAAGTTCCACGAAAATGCGCTCAATCGTTCTCTCACTGAGGAACGGGAAGAAGTCATCCCGCCACTCCTTGTAACTGTTGTAAATCCAACGATGCCCCTCGTGAACCTTCCCATTCTTTGGGTCGTTAAGAAGGTAGGTAAGTTGCTGAAGCACGATGGCCTTCTCCAAGCCAAGGACTTTAGCGAGGGTGCGCTGGAAGCACATGGGCGACTCCGCCAGCAGCATGGAGCTATTCATGGCGGGACCACTCCTCAAACAGTCGGAAGCGAAGGCAAGTAACCGTCAGCGCCAGCCATGCGGCAGCGTTCTCGACGGCGAGTAAAAGGCGGAAGATTATCCGCCCGATGTATTTTCTGCCACTGGGAATCATAGGGAAACAAGAAGGCCCCGAGAGGTGGTAGTCTCTCGGGGCCAAGTTCCCGAATGAACTTTGACTCGCCCAAACGCGAATTGGGCGCAGGAAATACCTACCGGAAGTGCTACCACGCACTCAAGAAAAAACTAACAACTAAGCTGAGAAATGACTCAGCCAACGGTGCAGACCGCTAGCGACTGTCAACAACTATCTACGCCCTCTCTCGCCATTTTACGCAGACCATTTCCGGGCCGCACTGCTGTGAATGAAGCGGGTGACGCGGATAGGGTGCCGACTTCCCGTCATCATCCTCGTAGCGCCATACGTTATCGGCACACAGTTTCTTCGGATGGCAGCAATAATTCTCCGCATCGGCGTAGAGGCAGTTGGTGCAGCGGCGGTCTTGGTATGGAATCATAAAGTCATTGCATCCATCGCGGATATTTCACTGGCTCAATGTCCAGCACCTTGCCGGTCTTGATGGCTGGGGTGATGCGGATGTTGCCGCGCTCGTCTGTGTCCATGCTGCGCGCGTCGCGCTGATGGTCCGGGGCAACCCATGCGAGATTTGGGCCGTGGAAGCGTTTTGCGGGGCGGGGGCGGCCTTGGGGTTGGTCAGGGAAGAAACTGCGCATAAACGGACGCTAGGGCCATTTGCGGGCCTGTCACCATGAAAACGTCATCCCGTCCCAGTCGAACGCTCCCTCGGACCGGAACTTACTCACCCCAAGAATCTCAAGTCCGCTTTTGGTTAAGCCCCATAAGCCGCCAGATGGATGCAGCAAGGAGCAGTAAACGGGGGCCTCTTTCGCTCCCCATGCCTCAATGGCACCCGAGATTACCTGAGTCGATGGCGTTTCGGGCTTGGTTTTAGAACAGAGGAAGATGCCTTTCCGATACTCCCTAATGGACCCGTCCTTCATTTGCTCCTTAACGCGAAGGGGCTGTGGCTCGAAGCCGGTGATGAAATACTTCGTGTGCCCGTCTGGTCTTTCCAGAAGGGGCAAGAGGTCATTAACCTCGATGCAGAACAGGGGGCATGCTTTTTTTGTCATAGGGAAATTACTTGCGGGCCTGTGTCAGTAAGGAAGTGGCGTCTCCGGCTGGACTTGAACCAGCAGCCACCGACTTAGAATGACGGTGCTCTGTCCGATTGAGCTACGAAGACGAAATCGCCCGCAAGCGCGGAGCATAGCGGGCGAAACGAACTAACGATCAAAGTCGGCCTTGTCCACGATGTTTCCCGTAACGGTGTCACGGAACTTCGGGGGCATGTCTTTGCCGGTCTTGACGGGGTTGAGGACACGAACATTCTGACCGTAAACTCGGTCTTGGTATTCGTGGGGCTTGGTCTTTTCGGGTTTCAGTTTTTGGATCATGGTTTTAGATTCCCTGATTGGGAAAGTGTATCCCCCGCTGCGAGTGTCCGGCAGCGTAACCGCTGCGCTAGGCGTTGGCCTCGGATGTTGCACACACTCGCACTATGCCTTCGTATCTCAAGCCAGCATTTGAGCATTGCCCATTGGGCTAGAGGCGTAGGCTTGCGTTTCTGGCTCGGGCTGTGCAGCCACGGGGAAATTGGTGAGCCCGCTGAGATTTGAACTCAGCCTGTAAGCCGTTTCAGGCGTCTTCGTGGGCCGTAAGGCCGGGCTCGTAATTGGGAAAGAACAAAAGGATTCCATCTGTGCCTACGGAGCCGGTCTCCTATCCCACGACAGGCGTGGGGCTTCGGCCAGATAGAAATGGTATCCGCGTCCCCCTACCTGTTTCACTGGCCACACACATCCACATGAACAACACACAATCGTAGGCCGTCCGTAGGTCTCCTACGGCACCATGACGGGGAACGCGGAAAGGGTTGGGTGGGCCAGATTGGCTACTGGCTTTGTGGTCGATAGGCGTGTGCCGACGCCTCGTTTTAGTGCCCGCAGGTCAGTGTCGCCCCCTTTCACTCCCCCGTATCTGCTGGTCGGCAGGTAACACCTTTCGGCCTAGGGAGGGGCTATCGCTACGTTACCCCTGCTCTCCATTACGCGGATCACCGGAATGGCTCTCGATTCACTGATTAACGGCTCAACTCCGTCGCCACCCAAAAGATCAAAGAACAGGCCACACCATAGGGGAAACGGGCACGCGAGAACAAGAACATTCGCGTGGGAAACTTCTCACTTGCTTTCCTTGGGGCGTTTCCGATAGGGTGGAGGGGACATGAGAATCACTATCTTATCCGCTCATCCGGCGTCCTGCTTTTTGCCAGCCTCGCCAGCCCATCTCCGCCTCATAGCCGAGAACGCGGCAGAGGAAGATCAAATCAAATCCCTGCTGGCCAATCTCAAGCAGGGCGGGGCTACCGTCTCCCAATACGGCCAGCCCACCAGCGCAGACTACATGGCCGTGGGGCTGGAAGTGGAGTTGGCTCCATCGCGTTGTTAGGCCTCTTTTTTATATTTCATAAAGGCTTTCCGTCCGGTCCCAGTAGGCCGTCATCCCAATCACAATTCGTAGTGCTATCAATAATCTGAATCCCGTCACTCTTATGACGCCCTTCCATCTCCTCAATCCTGCTCATCAATTCAGAAACCTTCGCCTTTTCTACTTTAAGATCAGCGTCCGACTTCTCCAATTCAGAAAGTCTCGCTTGGAGCGATATAACAAGCTGCTTCTGCTGCGCCAAGTCCGTGTGCAAATGGAGACATTCCTTCTCGATGCGAAAATAATCCGCTTGGAAACGCGCAGCAAGCTCTTGGATGGCGTGAATATCCGCGAGGAACTTGCGGTCCTTATGGCTCGCTGCGAGAGACTGAGTGAGCGCAATGAGTGCACTGATAGTGGTAACGGGTTCGGGCATGGTATTGGTTTGGTTCCGCCTAACAACCAAGCTGAGCCGCGCCGGTAAAATACTATGAACACCACGACAGCAGATTTTAGCCTCGAACAACCTGCCCCGAACGCCTGCGTGACCAGCGTAGGCGTTGGCTCTAGCGCCTTGTTGGGCTCAGTTTTCATTTCTTATTTCTTATGGATACCAAAACACAAGCAAGCCCCGCACTTCGGGAGTTTACCATGCGAGTCTCGAAAGACCTGTTGAAGACCGGATGGACTATCCGCGACGACGGAGCCGCTGGGATGCCGGATGATGTGATGGAATCGGATCTGGGTCGGTCGGTAGCGTCCCACGCCCACCTCCTAGAGCCGGACGACTGGAAGAAACTGCGCATCGAAATACTGAAGCGGGAACTTGATGCTCTTTCTACCTAACAACCAAGCTCACTCCCACTCGGCACACTTAGCATCCGGCAGCAGCACCGCCACCCTGTTGTGCCACCCGTGCACCGAGCAACATCCCAGCTTCTTGGGTAGTTCTAGGCCACGGGACAGCAATAGGGCTCGGCGCTCCACATCCTCCATGCCCGGCGCATCCTTGGCCAGCTTCTCATTAAATGGACACGCAGCACACTTCTCGTAGCGGGACTCCGCCTCTTTCTTCCCAAGCAACTTTATGGGTGGCTTTTTCCAAAGACCAAGCAGCCATTCTCGAACGTCAGAGGAAAGCAATGACTCCTCTTCGCTTGGTCCCTGTTCCGCGCGCTGCACCGCCCACGGGCTGTTCTCCGCCCACGCTTGGGCAAGATCGCCAGAAACATCGCCAAGGGGGATGCCGTTGTTCAGGCGGTAGTCGGTGATGCGCTTTACGAGGGCATCCTTGCCATTCGCCTCAAGCAGCGCATTACCCTCCTTCCATTTCCACCCGCCCAGCGGGGGGCGTCCGATGTCCTTACGCAGTTTCCACATGGCTAAGTTATCGTGACAATAAACTCGGCGGGCAAGCCCTTGATGATGACGATGTGGCAGTCTTGCTCGTAGCCACCGAGGCATCCCATAGCTATCGCGGCAAACCCAGCCGGGGCCACGGCAATACGCTTGGGCATGGCGCTGTGGTTCTCGATGTGGCGCACTACGGCCTCCTCCACCATCTTGGCCGCGCGCTCCACGTCCTTCTCGTCCACCTCTAGCTCAATGTCGCTCATAAGCGTTTCGTGGCCTCTTTCGCGTCAGCAGTAAGTTCAAACTCGTAGTGCTCCGTCTCATCCATGTCCTGCCAGACCACCATGTAAATCACGCCATTCGGGCGGAAGAGGATGCCCGTAATCATACCCTCGTTCTCGTCGTTTAGCGCAAACCACACCCGCTGCCCGAGAGAGAATCGAAGGGTGTCTGGGCTATTCTTCGAGGGACTGTTCACCCCCGGAGACTCCGCCCAATTCCTCCATCGTGTCAACGGATTCCATCTTGGCCACGTTCTGCTCCTCGGCACGTTCATCAGAGCCCACTTGCTCCACAAGGCCGGGCAGCACATTCATGCGGAGGCGAACCAGAAGCGGTCCCATCACCACGCTATCCGCCTCGTCGGGCGATAAGCCCTGATGTCGGGCCTTCCATTCATCCTTCTTCTCCACGCGCTGCCTGCCTTCTTTGGCCCACTTGTAGCGGCGGGTCGTAAGCTGGGTGTTCAATGGGTGGTTGGGCACAATGGGGTTGATGAGGAGCACGCTCACCGTGGGGTCCATCCAGCGCCGCACCGTGAACCACATTTCGCTAATGATGCCGTCGTATTGCTCTTTTGCCGAGCGAATATCCTCCGACAGTAGCGGCTTATCCGTGGCACCAGAGCCCCAATCCACGGCCAGCACGTCACCCCAATACATGCGTAGGTGGGATGCCGTGCCAAGGCCAGCTCCCGTGGAGTCAATGGCCACGTTCTCCGGCCTCACCTGCATCTCGTTACACCGTCCCTGTATCTCCTCGGCGGCAGAGATGGTTTGGTCGGCCTTCTCTAGGTAGATGATCTGGTCGAGTTGAAGGATGTAGCGCGGCGTCTCCTTCATGGTCTGACGGTGGCGGAAGGTGACGTATTGCCCGTCCTGCTTGCGCCAGCCAATAGCCTTGCCCCAGCGCCACACGCACATCGTAGGCTTGTCGATGCCGGCGTAGGCCATGTCCGTCGTTACAAGCGTTTCCACGCCGGGCAGGAACGTGGCCTCACCACGGCACTCTGTCACCCACGCGGGCGGGATGACGCAGGAGGATGAGCCCTTGAGCGGAGGAAATCCACGGCACGCCCACGCATACTTCTCACCGAAGTCGCCGGACTCCTTTAGGATTTTCATAAATCCCTCGTAGGTCTGGAATCCGTGATAAACCTTCTTGCGCTGAACTACGTTTTCCAGCTTAGCGGCATCTAGGCGTATTACCCGCCAACCAGACTTTGATTGCCAGTCGTAGATCACGTCAATGTCGTCCGGCACCCACCCCTGCTCCGGCTCTGCAAGGACTACCACTGGGCGGGCGGTTGAGTCTGGGTTGAAGCAGAGAGTGGCCTTAATGACACCGGACTCGTCTATTGAAGAGAGCGTCGAGCCGAAGTCAGAAAACGGACCAGCGCCCCATTGCTGGGCCTCGTCTCCAAGCACGCGAACCCGAATGTAGCTACCGAGCGTCTTGTGCTTATGCATGGTGGGCTTTGGCTTGTAGCCCTTAAAGTGCCCTGTGCCCAAGTGGCCTTTCTGGAACGCCACGCCGGAGAAGCCAACAGAATCACCGCCCTCCTCACTGCCAAGGAAAAGGTCTGTTTCCTTTATTTTCTGGACCATCGGTATGGTCATTTGGGCTGCTCTGTGAAAGTCCGAGATGTGGGCAAATACGTTCTTGCGCAGGTGGTCTTCCGATAGCGCAGCCACCTTAACCATTGTTCCATTAGGCCATCTACGCCAGTCAATGTAGTGCCAAGCCGCTGCTGAGTAGGTCTTACTGGAACTCGTAGAGCCCATCAGGAGGAGTTGATGATCCTTGCTGTGGAGTGCGGCGAAAATGCGCTTAACGAAGTCGGGCTCGGCGTTGAACAAATGCCCACCAAGCAGAAGCGTTGCGGCGAAGCGATAGTCGCCACACTCCATCAGTTCGTCCTCCAACTGCCTCAACACCGTCAGGGCATCCTCATGCCGCTGGATGGTGATGCTGTGCCCGCGTATGGCTAGGATGGCGTTTGCGGCCTCAATGCGGCCCTGTTCGATGTCGGAGGCACCCGTGATGGCCTCATTCAGTAAACGAAGCTGTTCCAGCGTGAATTGGCTCATTTGTCAGAGGGGATGTCCACGACTGGCTTGGCGGCTTCCGCACGTCCTGCGCGAGCCAGCTTCTCCATCAGGTCATTCGGCTTCGCGCCCCCATCACGTATGGCTTCCGTGAGCGCCTGTCCGATGCCTTGTCCGATGGCCGTAGCCGTGCTGCCAATCGGGGGGAGGTTGGCTGGGCGGTCATTGCTGTATGCCAGCGCCCGCATCTCCACGATCACCTTGGCCGCGTCCACCATGTCCTTGATTTCCTTGGGCGTTACCTCGCGCTTGTTCACCATGCGGACGGCCACGGAGTCCCACGCCTTCTGCGCGATGGCCACCGTCAGATGGGTTTGGGAAATGGCTGCGTTCCGGTCAACAGGGATGAACAGTTGCTCGTCACCCATAGGGGTAGGCAACACTACCTCGGAGGAGGGAACGTAGTCGCGGGCAGCAAGTATTTTGGCTACGGGCAAGTCTGACATGATGATTTTTCTTGTTTTGGTGAGACGTTTCCTACTAGATAGGCTGCACGATGGAAGACACCACACCTGTTGGCAAGAAGACTATCTCCGGCAAACGCAGCCGCTACCAGACCTATGTGTTTGACTCGGGCTTTGACGCTGATGAGACCACCAACAAAAAATGGCGCGATGTTCTCGGCCCCGAGCGCCTTGCGCTCGGTCTCTATCCCAGCGGGGAAATAGATTATGGGCTTGTGTTGGTGGGGTTCCGTCATACTTGGTTCAAAAAACGTTTCCGCAAGCTATCCGAAATAAAGGCCGAGAACGCAGCCAAACGGGCAGAGTTCGGGTGCGGCAAACAATCCTAACCATGAACGACATCCTCACACCAATTACCGACTCGAACACATATTGGGCCTCAAATGAAGATGGAGAGAAGTGGCTAGTGGTTGATGCCAAGATCGCCCGCCAGCTTGAGCGCGAACTCCACCTCGAACGCGCCCGCACCGCCCGCGCCATCACCATCCTCAAGCAATGCGTCCTCAAGAAAGACGAGACCGACACGCTGGATGTGCTGGCCAATACGGTGATGTGCAACCTGAAAGAGTTGGCGGACGCGGCTTGCGATGCTCTACATGAAACCGTGGACGCTCACGCGTATCCAGATGGTCCGTGCATGGACCGAGAAATACGCAGGCGTCTACGCGAAGTCCTCCGCAACATTCCCGATGACCTTTGACGCCATCAACCCCATCTCGCTTGCCTTGCCCGTCCTTGCCACGCTCATCGTTGCGCGGCTTATCGCCAATCTCCCATGAAGTCCAAAATCTCCGTGTCTCTCGACCACGACCTCATTGAGGCGGCGCAGGCACAGAACAAACAAACGCAGGCCCCCGTGTCTGCCGTCATCAATCGCTGGGCTCGCGCCGGCAAGGAGCAAGAAGAGAAAGCAAAGCCTAAGTCCAAATGAAGAACCCCAATGTAATGCTGGTTGTCGCGGTGCTGATAAGCCCGCTGTTTGCCGTCGCAGCCCTAATTGCAAACACGGTGAGCGGCATCATCGACGCTGCCTACACCCTCTATGACTTCCCGCGCCACGCCTATGAAGAGGCCCGCGCTGAACAAGCCCAACAGGAGGTGGACGGTGAGTAAGCCAAGCCGCCCCCGCCTCGTGTTCGTTGTCTCTGACATACATGCCGGCTCTACGTTGGCGCTAATGCCCCCTGGATTCACTACCCTTGAGGGAGTAGTCCTCTATCAGAACCCCCTTCAAAAATGGCTCTGGGCTTGCTGGTTGGATTCCATGAATTGGGTTAAGCAAGTTTCTGGCAACGATCCTCACGTTCTGGTAGTCAACGGAGACGCCATTGACGGATACCACCATAAGACCACGCAGGTAATTAGCACGGACACGGGCGATCACGTTGAGTGCGCGATACATATTCTTCGCGACATGGTTGCCCGCGCCAACAAAACCTTCTTCATAAAGGGCACGGAATGCCATACCCACAACACCGAGACTGTCCTCGGGAAGGCGCTCAAGACGGAGATAAACCCAGAGACGAAGCTGCCATCGTGGGATAAGCTCTATATGGACGTGGCGGGCGTTCGCTGCGTGTTTCGCCACCACATCGGCACATCCACCCGGCGCGGCCTCGCTGGCACGCAACTTTCCATGCAGCTATCCGAAGAGCAAGTGGAGGCGGCGAATGCTGGAGAGCCCATCCCGCGCGTCCTCTGCTGCGCTCATCGCCACAAGTTCGGCATGTATCAGGACAACAACGGGCTCTGCTTGGTGAGTGCGCCGTGGCAGGGACTCAGCCGCTTTGCGTGGAAAGTCGTGCCGACCGCCCGCACCAATCCTGGAATCTATGCTCTGGATTGGCGCGGACTAAAGGACGGAGAATTACCACGGGTCCACTCCCGAGTTTATGACTGCGAGAAGTCAAAGGCCATTGAGATTTAACCCATGCACACAATCAAAATCATCACAGCCCCCGACCTCGCGGAGATGCTGGCCGCGCTACAGACTAACGAACGTGGGCACCCCGGCCCCGGCTGGTTTACCGCCGCAGAACTAACGCAGGGCGGAAGCCCGCATAACACGAAAAAGAAGGCAGATAAACTCGTGGATCAGGGCGTGTATGAGAAATGCCAGCGCCTGGTCAACAGGAACCTGACCACCTTCTACAGAAAGCGCCCGAGTGGTGTTCAACAGCGGCGAACCATGAACCGCGTCCGGGACTCTCTCGCCGGCTCTATTCCCTCGGGCAAGGGCAAGCGTGCCAAGTAAACGAACGTGTCAACAACTCCGTAGCAGAAACAGCATTGACAAGGTGAGACGTTTCCCACTTCCCTTATGTCATGCAGCCTCTCTTCGCTCCCGCTCCCTCCTACGCGCAGCTAGCCCGGCTTGACCGACTCTCCAACGCCATCTTCCGCGACCAAGACCGCAAGCGCCTGGCGTGGCTCTACGATAACCCCGTCCGCGCAGAATACCTGCGCAGCGTCTCCCATGACCTCCAAGACTTTAGAGAACTGCTTGACCAAGAGATTGCGTCGGGCACCCCCGCCTTCGACAGCGAACTGGAATAAGCGCGTCGTCTGCATCATCCGCGAGTTCCACGGCTCGCATCTCAATCGTGGCCTAGGCTATTGGATCACGCTGCGTCCGGCGTTTTTGTTTAGCGGTAAGCGACTGGCGGACGACATGCTCAACCATCCACTCTATACATGGTGCTTTGACAGCGAAGCCGTCGATACCATCGGCCAAGCCGAGAAGCTGGCACGACACTACGCCAAGGCACTAGGTGTGAAGATAGCGCGCTACGACGAACGTATCTAACTTTGAATGAACCCAACCCCGTTCGACACTCTCATCCAGGAACTCCACGACATGGCCGACGAACGCAAGCAAATAGCCGACAAGTATGATGGAGACGATCCCGATTTTGCCTGCCTCATGCGCAACCAAGCCGCCTGCTACACGGACGCGGCCACCATCGTATGGGCACACGCACGCCAATATCCTTGCGCTGGCACGCCCGTTTCCGATACACAGAACCCAAGCTAACGGGTAATCCATTGCCCCGTATGTAGCCAAACAGCCCATTTAGGGTAGTTTAACGCCCACTATGTAATGCACAGTTTTGCGCACGGTTACGGCCAGCAAAACTCGCATAGCATCAACAATAAACAAAACCAACACAGCGCATATCGCGCAGATAACATGAGCACCGACTTCCCCCGACGCCCTCCTGACCAAGCCAAGATCAAGCTCCGCGCTGACGACGAAATCCAGCAGGCGCGCCTCTGGCTTATCGAGCACCCCGACTACACCATCCGCTTCGACATCTGCAACCGCTACGGCGGCATCACGGTGCAGGGCATCTGGCATAAGTCAGAGGAGCGCGGCAAGGTTGTCACCTACTCCACTGGTCAGAACCTCGGGAAACACGTCCTTAGGGTGCTTCGCCGGCTGGAGAAGCACGTGGAAACTGGCAGCGTATGGAACAACGAGGAGCACGACTAACATGAAAACCCCGCACGAACTAGACCAAGAAGTTGAGGTATCCATGCGCGAGTGGTCGGCCAAATGCACTCGCTGGTATGCCGCCCACCAGCGAGCCACCTACCTGCGCGATGCAACCGACGCCCAGCTTCGCCTTCAGTTTGGAGAACTTACGGCGCAGGAAATCCGCACCATGCGCGCGGCACTCAACCACATCATCGGGCCATGACCATCCTATTCATCCTTGGCATGGTCCTGCTTGCGGGCGCGGCAATCTTCACCCTCGGTTGCTTGTGCCTCATCGTCCTTTTCCTTATCCTTGATCGCATCGTGGACAAGAAGCCAAGTAAATGAGACCCGCCAAGCACAGAGACGCAGAGATAGCGTCCGACGACCAGAAGCACGTAGCCCGCACTCCGGGCCACCGGCGCAACATCACCGGCCTCTGCCACGCCGACGAAGACCGTGCCACCTATCGCGGCACCATGAAACTCAACCTCGGCCTCAACGAAGACTGCCGAACCAAAGAAGAACAAGAACTCTACGGAGAAGACTAACCATGAAACATACCCCTTGGTATCCGCTGCACTTGCAAATCATGCTGCATTACACGCATGAGTCCGTGACGCCAATTGCTTGGACCGATCCAGCCGGCGGGACGTTTTACCACGACCTCATCGCCGCCGGCCTCCTCATCGAGAAGAACCTAGACCCCGGCACCCCCTCCAACATCGTCATCACCCCACGTGGCAAAGCCTTCGTGGATATGCTCTGCCAGACCCCCATCCCCGTTCAGCGTTGGACAGACCCACGGGAGGGTATGGCATGACCATCGGCCAAGACATCATAGACGAAATCATCAGGCAGGGCATGGTGCGCTCAGACGACGTGGAGCCCACGGTCCTTATCTGGTCTGCTAACGCCGCCGAGCAGCTAGACGCTCTCGTGGCCCAAGAAGCCGCAGACATCATGCGCAAGTGGGACTCCGACAGGTATATCTTTGCTGGCGCGCTCCAGCTCCTCAAGGAGGCCGGGCTGGCTCCGGGTTCAGAGGAACTGATTGCAGCAGCCAAGCGGGCAGACCAAAACAAAAGCGCCTAAGCCATACTCAGTATGGCAATCGCGTAAAACCAAGGTTATCAGTATAGACAAACTCATGAAACTCACCCAAATCAAAGAAACCTACGAACAGGAGATGCACACCTGCGGGCCAGAGGACATCGGAACCTATCACCAAGGCGTCCCGGCCACCCTCATGGTCCGCACCGAATCCCCAGATGGCTTCGGCTCCTACGTGGTAATCAACGTCACGGAATGGTCTTTTGGCGACGACGCCGAAATAGACGCATTTGCGGCCAAGATAAAGGAAGTGCTAGTCAAGGGTAACGCGCCCCACAAAACCCCGCCAAATCCAAGGGAAACGGCATAGGCGTGCGGAATAGCCAAGCGGATGGACAGATCGCGGCACACCAACACCCAACTCACCATGCACGCCAACATAAACAAAGATACAGCCAGAGAAAGAGCCGAAGCCCTAATGGCACAACTCAACGAAACCCTCCGCTATACGCAAAGAGACGAAACCGAACACCGCATCTCCTTGCACAGCCAAATGGAACGCTGCCAGCAAGTTATCTCTCTCGCCGACAACACCTGCGATGACCACATCACCCTAGACGGGGAAACCTGCGAATGGCTCTTCTGACCACCCAAAACCCAAACACACTTACGTAACTTCGCCTTTCCTTCCGCCCGGTGAGCACAGGACACTTTCTACCTATAAAACGGCAATAACGCCACCAATCTGCAAAATAACGTAAGTAGGGTTTCGCTCGCACTCAACCCCTCCCTCCGCCCCCTCGCTCACCCAGCAGGGGGCTTTTTCGCGGCCCCACAAAACCATAAATAGCCCCCACCACCCATGCCAAAGGGGATAGCCACCAATAACCAACACAGGGGGTAGCGGGCAAAACCATAGGGGGTCTAGCCCATATCCACAACCAAGGGGTGCCATTATCTCCCGTAGGGGGCACTTTACTTCCTCGTGCGCATGGGGACAGAGAGGGCCTTCCCGTGTGTGCAGGGAGTGAGTAATCAGTTTCTCGTGCATGTAGGGACTAGACAGCTCCTTGCGCGTGCAGGGACTGGCTAAGGGTCTTTTTAAAGTATACGCGTCCGCGCCGGACGCGTGGTCGAGGGGGTGGTGCATCCCCCGCCTGCCGTGCTGCGCCCTACCGGGACACCCCGCCGCACCCCGCCGCACCCCGCAGGATCGAGCACCGGGAGAGGGGGAGACTGCTCCACCGTAGGCAGGGCGGATGGGGGAGGGCTTGCGCACTGTGCTACAATGGTGGCGAACTCACAAAAAACCATGAACCAAGTCACCCTTGCCCACTCCGCTCACTCTTTTAATGGAGTCGATTTCTCCTCCCGCTCCACTTTCATCGAAAGCTTCAAAGCGGCCCACCCGATCCGGCAAAATAGATCAACTGGGTATTGGGGTTTTGAGCGCGTGTGCGACTGCCTCAATCTCAACCGCTGCGTATTCAAGTCCAAGCAGGCGGCCAGCCGCTACCGCAACGAAGCCGCCGAAAATGCCGCTACTGACTGTGCCTTATGAGTCCGCCTCGGGCTCGAACCGCCCACAGGCCCCAGCCTAGCCCGCTGGGGCTTTTTCGTGCCGTGCTCACTAGCGCGAAGGCACGGGGCAACGGAGGCGATCCTAGGGCATCGGAGCGTGAGGGGGAGCGTGGGTATGGGGAGAGGCGGGAAAGGGCGGGAAAGGGGGCGGAAGTGTCGCGTTTTGCGACATATCAACATATCTGTATATGTTGTATGGCACCAGTTCGCCTCTCCATCCCTTTATCCTAAGTCAGTTACCTATGATAAGCGTTCTTATCTTTAGTCGCTTTGCCGTTAGTCCCCATCCCTCCCCCTATTGTCCCCACCCTTTAACGGCGTGGGGCTTTTTTGCGCCTTGCTTGGGATGCTCGCACACGGAAAAGCACAAGCGCAGGCTTGACAAATCCTCGTCCTGGTGCGATACTGTGGGCGCAATCAAAAAACACCCATGAAAACAAGCCAACCCATGAAAGCCGAGATCATCATCCCTGACTTCCTCAACGCCAAACCCTTTTCCGTGGTCGCCCGGTATCGCGGCCTAGAAATTAAGCGCACCACTATGGCTCATTGGTGCGGCCCCCTCGAATTTTGCCGGAATCTAATCACCCCCACCGGGGGGGCTGGTTGGTGGTCGATCAACTCGATTGAGTCGGCGATCCGCGAAATCGATGAGGCCGCGAGCAAAGCCGGAAAGCCCGATGGGTGGGAATACGCATTCTCAGATATTCCCCCGGCAGGGAGCGAGCAAATCTCAATTTCGGCAGAGGAGCTTTTGAGAATTGCCGGTCGCGATTCCAAAAAGATCCATCGGTTGATCGAAGCGGTGAACAACCCGGCGCTTCAGATGATCGAAGGCTGGCCCTTGATGAGCTGGCGAGTGAGCAGTTGCGGTGATGCGGCGAGATTCTGCCGGCTCGATGATGAGGGAAAGGTTCAGTGCGCGGTTGGGTTTGTGAATGCTCCGGAATCCCGGCGGGCGGAGTTCATACCGCCCGCGGATGAACTCCCCTTTCCCACCACCGTTGTTTTCATCGGATAACCTTCCCACCCCCTCCGCCCCGCTCTCCTTAGTTGGAAGCGGGGTTTCAGGGTGCCTAACCATGAAAAATGAGCTATTGTTTGAGAAAATCCACTGCGTTGGCCGCGACGACAAAGCGCGCCGGCGCCTGAATGTCGCCCCGAGCAAGCCCGCGCGTATCACGGCGGAAAGGCTGGAAAAAGGCGTGACCCTTGAAGCATTGGAAGATATCGGCGCGCCTGTGTTCCGATATGCAACGCAAATCACGATACACGGCCTGCTCCCCGACTATTCCCCTCCCCCATTCGGCTATCGCTTTTTAACGAAGAATAAAAACGGGTCGATCGGGGTTAAGTTTGGCGGAATCGATGCCGCGAAAAAGGAAAGGCTTTACCGTGCCGCGCGGGCCGGTAGCCTGCTTAATGCCTCCCTCACCTCGCAAGGCTTAACCCTCGGGAAAACCTTTTACATGAACGGGGATGCAGAGAAAACGAAGGCGGAGGCGATTGCGTTTGCGCGCGATATGCAAGGCCGCTTTGCCCCACTTATTTATGGCGAGATTTACGGACAAGCACTCCCGTGGGGCGCGGGGTTCGCGGTTTACGTGTTTGTGGGCGCAGTTCCGGTGGAAAACGTCGGGGCGCTTAGTGTGCTGCTTTGCGGATTTGAAACGGAGGCGGAAGTAGAAGCGGAGACTGAGCGAAAAGAGCGAGCGCGCCGTGAGGAGACACGCGCTTATCTTGAGTCACGCGCGGCGGAACTAAAGGCCGCGAAGGAGGCGGATTGCCTTGCGGCTACCTAGCGCAAAGCGATCTGAAACCCGCCCATGAAAAAAAACCCTTACCGATATTCTGCGAATCGCTGTCGCCTCCCTATGGGGGATGATATGGAAAATAAGCCCTTTGGCGCTAAGGCCGATGCGCTTAGATGGCTGCGCGGTTACCCATACCAAAAGATCCGAGATATGCTAAAGGAGGGGCGCCCGGTGATTCACGAAAAATCCAACTTTCAATCCCCCACCCTTTGCGGGCCCCTGTCCCGCTGGAGCAGATAACCCTCCCGCCCCTAAGCCATGAAAACACCCACCCAAACCGCCCACCGTGCCGCGCTCCTAGCTCATCGCGAGAGTTACCGGCCTGCCGTGCTCGCGCCCGCTCCCCGCCCCGCTCTCCTTAGTTGGAAGCGGGGTTGCTGGCGTGAAAACACCTAACTATGAAGGCCGATTTAACCAAACTAACGAAGGCAGAGTGTTTTTCTTTTCGATTTGTCTTGAAACCGAAAGCGGTTTGGGTTTTGGTCTGTCTCGTCACTAAAAAAACACCATGAACTTCTCCACTATCTCAAACGCCGCTAACGACAAATTCATCTTGGTTCGCGGAAACCAAGTCTTTCGGGCATCCATGAGCAACCCCCTCTTTTTCATCAGCTACGAACTCGCCAAGGCTTTCGTGAAAGACGGAATGTCTGGATGTAACCTCAAAGGGTATCAGCCCGTCGAAATCGGCTCTGAAAAAGCAAACCGAGCAATGGTTGTCTCGTTCGGATGCAAAAAGCCCAAGATCAAAAAAGGCACTAACCTCAAACGCTTCACGGACGGAATGGAAAAACTCGGCCTCCATGCCACCCTCGCCTAAGAATCGCGCCGCCGCCGCCCTCGGAAAAAAGGGCGGCAAAATTGGCGGGCTTTCTAAGTCAGCCGCTAAAATTCTGGCAGCACAAAACAACGGAAAAAAGGGCGGACGCCCAACGAAAAATGAACCTATCAAACGAGCGGAAAAGGCCATGTAGCGAACCCGTGAATGGTTAGCCCTTTAACCCGCACAACACATGAAAACGACTGTAACATTCAGCAACTCCAACCCTTGCACGATAGAAAATAAGTTAGCCATGAAACTAGGCCGCAAGCCTAGCCACCAAGAGCTAAAGCATGAGGTGGCTCGCATTATCAGCCAATCCCGCAAGCACTGATCCCATGAAAACACCCACCCAAACCGCCCACCGTGCCGCGCTCCTAGCACACCGCGAGAGTCACCGGCCTGCCGTGCTTGCGCCCGCTCCCCGCTCCACCCTCTCCCCGTATGCCCTGCGTTGCGCTATGGCTGCGCAGGAAGCCACGCGGGAGGGGTTTGCGGGGTTCGCCGCCGCCCTCGTTGCGGAAGCGAAAACCGCCTTGCCGCTTAGCAAAATCGCGAGCGCTTCCTTTCACGATCACCTAGAGAAGCAGGAAAGCAACGTTGCCAGCTTCCGCCGCCGCGTGAATGCGGCCAAGACCCGCGCGGACCTTGCCAAACTGGAAGCCTCCGCCCTCCGCCTTTATCAGTCCGGGGCAGCGTCCGCCCGTGAGTTCAAAGCCTTTGACCTGATGATTTTTGAGGCGCTAGCAAAAAACACCGCTTGACATATTCCGCCCGACCTGCTTCTCTCTTTCCCGTTAGGTAAAACACCCATGAAAACCCACGCAAACACCGATGCTCTCCTTTCGCTCCGCTCAGATGCCAACATGCACACGGGGAGGGATTACCCCGTCGCCTTACGCTTTCGCGCTGGGCGAGTCGAAAGATTGATAAATCGCGCGATCCGTTGCGGTTGCGGCGCGACTGGGTTCTCCCGCCTAGCGCGCGCTGTAAAAAGCCTAAAAAACTCCACTTGACATATTCCGCCCGATATGCTTTTCTCCTTTCCGTTAGCTAAACTATCAAAAAACACAATGAACACAACCGACACTGCGCGCCCCGTTGCGCCAACCAAAACCGAGCTTTGCCAAGCTCTACGCCGCTGGATCAACCAGCGCCCCGGCCTCGATCCCCGTAATTACGACGCCTCCGGCTACCGCTCGGACCTTCGCATGATTACCCGCCAGCGTGCCGATGCGCTCCAACTGCTCCGCGCCGTAGAGTTGCGCGAATCAATCACCGCCGAGCGCATCCTTGCCGCGCTTCCAAGCGGCTCCCGCCTATCGTGGGATGCCGAGAAGCGCCGCTTGGACTACGTTACCGGGCAATACTGGTGCACGGAATATCGTCGCGCCGCTTGCGCTGCCCTCTCGTCGATCCTGTGGGCATGGGTGCGCGAAACCTCCATGCCAAAGTCCTCCGGCAAGACCAAGCGCCCCATGACCTTTGGCGACATCGACGGCTACCGCCTGCCCTCTGGCAAGCTGGTCTCTGCCGGCGAATGGCTGCGCTCACACTTCCGCGCCGAGTTTGGCCGTGGCATCGCTTCCCGTTGGTTTAACTGAGGACAATTCCCGGGCCTGCCGGGCAACGTAGGCCGTGACCAACGATAGAAGTCTAGGGGTATGGCTCCACCCCGATAAACAAACGGGCCTCAATTTACTATGAAAACGGAAAACCTCCCGAAGCCAACTTCTGACGCCTTGGCCTGCCGCGATTGGCAAGGCCGCGTATCCCGCCCATCAATCCCATTCAACGCAAAGCCCGTCCTGTCTTCTGAGATGGTATGTCTTTGGGTCTTTGGAAAGCAATTCATCGTAAGCTATGGCCTGCAAGTGACAACGCACCGCACCCTTGAGGAAGCGGGCCGCGAGTTTGACGCCTGCCGCAAGCATTGGGAAGCCTGCAATACCTAAGGCCCCACCCGCTTCCCACCCCCGCCCTGCCTGTGCCGATGAAACGGCGCGGCGGGGCTTAGGGCTGAACACAGCACACTATGAACGCCAATAACGACACCTACGAAATGAGCCGCGACCAGAACGGCAACCGCACTTGCCGCGTGAAGCCCGCCCGACTAGTGGGCGAAACATTCCGCGCGTTTTCGATTCAAGCCAACAGCAATCTCCCCGAGACTCACCGAAACGGCATTTGCAGCGCAACGCCCGGCGAGGTAGCCGCATACGTTAAACGATACGGCACTCGGCACCAGCGCGAAGCCCTTGGCCTGCTCTGAGCCCATGCCAGCCACTAGCCTCCACCCCATGAAAAACCAACGCTTCTCCCGCAACTATCGCCGCCCCGGCCACTCCGCCCTCCACCTGCTTGGCATCGCCATTTGGGTGCTGATCGTCGCCGGCCTCACCATTTACGCTTTCGTCCGCTAGCCATGAAAATCGTTCTAATAGGGCGCCGCGCAGATTATGGCCCAGGTTGGCAAGTTCTCAGCTTTAAGCCCGCCGATGCCTACCGATTTGCGGCCGCCGGCTGGGAAGTTGCGATTGGACTCCTAAAAAAAGGCGTCCTCATTGCCGAACCCTAGCTCCAACGAGTGGCGGGTATGGGTAGCGGAGCCCACCGGACGCCGCGCCCACTACTTCCCCGACCAAGACGCCGCCATTGTGTTTGCCGTGAAGCACGGTAGCCAAGCGGAACACGCACCGATAAACTTTTAACCCATGAATATAACAGAAGAACTAGAGCGCCAATTTGCCGGAAACCCATCCGGCCTATGGGCTGAAACAAAGCGAGTAGAGGCTGAAATGATCCGGCTTCGTCACATAGCTTTCGCTACGCTGTGGCGAGAGGGCAAGGAACTGCGGGAAATCGCATCAGCACTTGGCATATCAGAATCAAATTGCGGCGGTCTTTCGGTCCGCGCCAGAAAGGCTCTGGGTAAAGACTTGGTTCCCCACCGGAATGCCAACCCAAAAGCGCCAGAGATTACAGCCTCGCGTGTGGACTTTCTCAGAGAGAACGCAAATAAACTCACACAAGCCGAGTGTGCCCGATGCTTGAATATAAGCCCGCCCTCTGTCCTCAATCTCTACAAGCGGTATCTTCCAGACATCAAACACAAGAGGGGGCGCAAGAAGGCCGCTAAAACCTGATCCCCACCGCCACGCCTTCCCAGCTTCACACGCTGGGCGGGCATACGCTGGAAATCAGCCGATGAAGAAGGAAAGCGCCGCCTTTCGATTCGTTGCCTAACGCGCCGGGCTTGGCCCTCCCGTAAAACGGGGCCTTGCTTTATCACCATAAGAACGACCACGAAACCGCGCATCCCATGATTGACCTCCTCCGCTGCCTCCTTGGCTACTGGCCCCGCAGCCACCCCGCCCCGCAAACCATCGTTGCCCGTGAACTGCTTGCCGATCTTGGCGAGCGCGGGCTCTACGCCGTCACCCGCCGCCGCCTTGACGGCACACACGTAACTACCACCGAGAACCTAGCCAAATGAGCACATCTACAATAACTACCGTTTACACTATCGCAAAATCCCGAACCGAATGCTATGGACATGGCGACTTCGGGACCGAGAAAAAGGTTTGCCGCATGGGGGCGTGGGGTGAAGGCGATTACCCTCCCGTGTTTATGACCGAAAAGGCAGCGAGAAATTGGCTTGATAAACAAGACGCCATTGGGAGGAACAGCGCCTCCATAATCCCCCTCATTCTCATCCATGAATAATAGCACACAAATGACACCTGAGGAGTTCTGTCAAAAACACGACGCTTGCCATGATGGGGCTGCGTTTGCCCTAAAATACGCCACGATGGCCGAAGTGTGGGATGCCTGCCCACGAATTGATTGGCTCTGCTGGATACTTGAGCGCCTTGATGTCGCCCCCGACGATTGCAAGGTCCGCGAGTTCATGTGTTGGGCCGCGACCGAGACGCCTCTCCACGACGGGCGCAAAACGCTCGACCTCCTCACCGACGAGCGCAGCCGCGCTGCTGTCAATGTAGCTATGCGATTTGCCAGAGACGATGCCAACCAAGAAGAGCTGTCTGCGGCTCGGTCTGCGGCTCGGTCTGCGGCTGAGTCTGCGGCTGAGTCTGCGGCTCGGTCTGCGGCTGAGTCTGCGGCTTGGTCTGCGGCTCGGTATGCGGCTTGGTCTGCGGCTCGGTATGCGGCTTGGTCTGCGGCTGAGTCTGCGGCTGAGTCTGCGGCTCGGTCTGCGGCTGAGTCTGCGGCTTGGTCTGCGGCTTGGTCTGCGGCTCGGTCTGCGCAAGTCAAACATTTCCGCTCCATGTTCCCCAATCCATTCACCGAGAACCTAGCCAAATGAGCACCACCGCCACAGCCATATCCCCGCTGGAGGATTCACTCTCCTCCTGCTCCTCCGCCGTCCGCTATGCCGCTACACGTATCCCCGACTTCCTCGCCGGACGCTTTACTCCGCGCGGATGCCAGAGCCGACACGAGAGCGACCTTGACCGTCGCGACCGCGAGCGCCCATCCCGCCCGTATGGCACCCCAGCCACCGCTGCGCTCGGGGAGAAGGGCCGCATCCTCGTTGCCTCAATGCCGCTTTATCAGGCTGCGCAGACGCTCGGGTGCTCCGTCCCTACGCTACGTAAAGCCATGCGCATGCAAGCACCATCTTTTTCCTCGCCATGCGAACCAATTTCCTCTTAACTTGCTTGCTGTGGGGTGCTCTGATTGCTGTTTCTGTGGCGTGACAGCTACCGGGCTTGGCCGCGACGACATGTTAGGCTCCTTTTATTTTTATACCTATGGCTACCGACGAAAAAATCTACGCTGAGCGCATCGCACACGCTAAAATCAGTCTCGATTTCTGGTGGGGGCAGTATGCAAAATATGCCGACGCAAACGCCG